TCTGTCCTCGCTACTTTTAACCAAAATGAGGAAAGTAACTGATAACCAGTAAACTTTCCTCATTCTTCTCTCAAACACTTTTTATATGCACTTTCTTTGCGAAATAAGTTCCTTTCTGTTATTGTCTCCATCATATTTTGAACCATCAATACAAATCAAGGATTTTGGATTGCGTATTTCAATACCATCCTTATTGTTATCACTACCAACTGGAGTTTTTCCATTTATAATGTCCCAATTCAGATTTCCGTCTGCAAGTGTTATTGTCTGATAACTGATGTTCCCGTCTAGGTGAATATGGCTTGCATTACCTTTATCCTGATGCATGTTGTCACGATGTTTCTTCAACTGCCAAGAAAATATTCCGTAAAAACTATCATTAAGATAAACGATACATGGGAATCCATCTGGAAATCCTCTTGCCCCATCATCAAGCAATGTTTTAATAGAAGAATCTTCTAAATTTGTAGGATTTATTCCTATTGCTTCTTCTGTAGGAAGCAGGCATCTTTTCCATTGTCTGTCATTAATTATACCCCGAGTTTTAACTATCTCATCCATGAACTTATAACTAACAGGGCATACTCCTTTAAAAACATCAGGCGAATAATAAGCCTTGAAGTGGAAAGAATCCTGTGCAACCCAGGCTCCGATTCTTATAGAAAAAGTATCGTCTCCAACCCATTCGTCATTACAAAAATCAGCAGCAAAATTCTTCTTTACATACTGCAAAGAGGAATTGCCTTGTGCATTTAAGATAACTCTTTTTTTAAAGTAATTACCTTGCATATCCCAAAACTCCAACCATGCGTGAAAATCATCGGTCTTAGATGTTGGCATAGCGTTTATATTGGTTAGGTTGATTTTTGCTAGATAAGGCTCTGGTATCTGAATAAAGCTACTATTACTCCAATCAATAGGCGTTTTTGCATTATATCCATTAGAATCTAGAGCTTCTTGAATATCATTTATACTATTTCCTTGGAGGCTGAGATTTGATACATCAAGTTTTGTTACTTCCATATCATACTCATGCTTTTTACCATCAGCATCACGATAAGACATCACTTTATCTTCTGCATCAGTCGTAATTTCAGTTCTTTCCTCAGGGTCTTCAATATGAGAAAACTCTGTTGGAATAGTTTCAGACTTTGCATTGTGGATATAGTGACTGCCATCATGATTTGTTGAAGAAAGAATCTTTCCTTCTGCATCTTGCTCAACTGCAAGATATTCCTCGCTATCATGCAAAGAGAAGACATCAAGAAGTTCTTTTAGGTTGGTATCTATCGTACCTATCTTCTCCTGCAATGATGCAAGGTCTGATTGAAGCTGAGAGACAACTTCCTTCAAGGCATTGACCGCATGGATTTCACCAATGATTTGTCCGTCTCTTCTGATACCAAGTACTATTTTATCGTCAGTAGTAACCCAAGCAGCAAAGTATTCTTCATTCTGAATGACGTGATACATATCATTCAGGGGATAATATGGCTTACCAGTTGCTCTGTAGAAACCAAACAGAACCTTATCATCTGAATCCACTATAACTTTGAGGAACTCTTCGTTCTCAATTATTCTAAAGCACTCTTTTACTTCATCTTCAATGAGAGACTTGCCTTCTTCTTTGTCTACCTTACCTTCCTGCAATGCTGCGATGCTTGCAGACAACTCTTTCTTGGCAGCATTAATAGCTTCAAGAATATCTGTCTTATCCTGCTGGCACTGGTTGATAATCTCTTGCAACTTGGCTCTGATTGGTGCAGGAATACCCTTGCCCCACTCAATGGAACCATCAAGCTGGATTCCAAACAAGAAGTGGTCTTCTGCATCTACTATTGCCTTGATGAACTCTGGAGACTCAATTTCACGGAATGGAAGAGCAAACTGGGAGACTACTTTATCCTCTGAATCACCGAACTCTTGGGCAACACTCTCCTTGTCGAACTTCTTAGCAAGTTCTGTATCTACTTCTGACTTCTCAGCCTTGCCTTCAATATTGTCTTCCAGCTCTTTAGATTTATCTGCTAAATCAACGAGTACTCCGCCAACCCTTTCTGCAGTATTCTCGCCGATTTGAGTAGCATCTCTGACGAGAATTGCTGCTTTTTTTATTTCTTCTGTTGTTGCCATAACCTAACCAATCTTTTTAATTGTACAACCTCCGATGTTGATCCTACTTCTTCCTTCACTTCTAATTAGACCACTTGTCTTGCAGAATGTAAGACATTCATCTAAATAACCTTTAGCTATTTCTATGATACCATTATAAAGTGTAGACCTGGATTTGTCCGAAATGTGGCTAGAATATTCATTCTCCTTCACTCCAATACCAAATCTTGTGCTTTCAATATCGCCACTCATAACATACTTAGCATAGACATAATAGGAGAGGGATTCACGAAGCCCCATAAAGCAATGAATATCATCGTTATCACTCTTTCCGTAGTCTTTGCTATTATAATTACCACCATCAAGCAAAAGTAGGATATTCTTGTCTTCAACACTTTCTTTCTCCAACTCTGCTAGTATTCGAAGGAAGAGAGCATCACCAATAATCGGTTTGACATGAAGCTGTTCCGCTTCCGTAATGAATGCCTCCAGTTTCGTGCTATCAACCTTCTTTCCTATTGGACGTCCCAACTTTCTTAGCTGTTCTTCTGTTAGAATATGAGTCATTTGTTGCTATTGTTTGCGTTTATAAAACTTAATGGTTGTATTTCGTAATCATTGCTAGGATTTGCATTAAAGCACCAATTATCGAAAATTCGTTTCAATTCTCGGCTTATCGCTCTACGTTCCTTGCTAACATACGAATTATAGTATGAGTAGGCATCAGTAAGAATATCTCCGTTAAATCCTAGAGAGCCTTCAAGTATTCTGTACCATGGTTCCTGAGCAAAGGCAATATAAATCTTCTTCATGGAGCTACCTTCTGTAGATTCGTATTTCTTGTCGAAATTATTACCTTCCAAAGAAACAAATTTTGGTATGTCTTCATCATTTTCAACGGTAACATCCATCAAGGCACATGCATTTTCATCACCTTGGAAGATGCGTAGGCTGTCGCTGACAGCATTTTCGTTATCGCTGTTCATGATTTCCTGACCGGTTTCTGGGTCAACACCAACACTTTGTCCTTTTTTGTGAACAACCATACCGGAAACGAGAAAGTTGTTTCTTACGTTTCTGTATTTTACATTATCTAATCCTTCATCAATAGAAAGATTTGTTACTACCTTATCATATATAGGAACAGGATAAACGAATTTACCATCCATGGAAAACCATAGGATTTGTCCTCTGTATTTTTCAATTCCTCCCGATTTGACTATTTGTGATAAAACTACTTCTTTACGTGGGTTGAAGCAATATAGCTTTTTGATGTTCTTCTTGTCAACTTTAATAGCTACACCTTTTCTTGTTTTCTTACCTTCCCAATCGGGATGCACGTTAATATAAACAACTTTTCCATCAGCAGTCTCTTCTTCAAGTCTGCACTGCTGGAATGGTATATGGCTCACCTCAACGATTTCACACATCATGTTGTAGTTAACGTGAAGGGCAAACCCATGATACAAAGCCATATCTTGTGCGATTAGTCGGTAAAGGTCATCAATAGTGTCACCCCTTCTGTTGCAGATAAACTCGGAAAATTCGGTATTTCTAAGTCCATCACCTTCTATGAAAGTTTCATAACGGTCTAGACACGCTCCTCCCACACTGGAGTTCCTTATAAGATTATATAGACGCTGTGGATAGAGATTATCTTTTCCGTAGGCTTGTATATTTAAGTTGCTCCAATATGGGTCAATGTATCTCGGCTGCGGTCTTTTAACGTTATTGATATTCATTATGTGATGGACTTAGTATAATTACTTACTTGATGGGCGACCTCTACGTGAGCTCTGTTTCTCAACTTCCGGATCGTCTGATGGTATTCCTTCCCCTGCTCCGGCCTCACTACCCGAAGGGTCGGTATTTTCCTTTGTTGCTTCATCAACAATTTTCTGAGCCTCACTGAGGTCTACCGGCTCATCAGGAGTGATAAGACCAAGTTCAATCTTTTTCTGCTTTACTTTCGTTTCCCAGTCTGATGGTGTTCGTTCGAAAAGTACAATATCTGCAGGGTGTGTAGCAAGCCACTTTTCTGCAATCTCATCAGGGCAATTATTCAAAGTGTAGAAATTAGAGCTTCCAAACTCATGAAGTAAGGCTCCGGCTTTCAAAACGTAATTTGGTGTTGTAGGCATTTTTCCTAATTTTTTAAGAGTTGTAACGATTTCTATGTATGCGTCTCTGTAGCAATCAGAACAGCCACTCCTACGGATAGGCTTTCCGCATACCTTATTATATAAGTTTTCGATGACACCCCTCTCGGAAGATGTAAATCCATCATCGTAATGAGGTTTCATTTCGTCAAGAAGTGTCATCGTCTTAGAGTATTCTAGCATAAGCTTTCTTCTTTACACATCGCCAGTCGTTGTACCAGTCAGCAGAGAATCCAGCAAGGTTCTCGTTGCCTTTATACTATCTTTAAAGAGGAAGATACCACTTGAAGGTGCATTCTCTTCAACGAGAGTAACTGCCCAACCGCCATCGGTATCCTCGGAATACTTTTCGTTCGTAATTTCGGAAGCGGTCAAACCTTGCTCCAAACCATAAATCTCAAAAGTATTCTTTTTATCGTCACCTTGGTATTTGTTCTCCATAATAAAGACAAACTTTCCGTTGGCGAGGTTGTTGACAATATTCTTGGCAACATCAGGACCCGAATCCAATATAACGATGGAAGCTGTCTTGTTGAACTTGTTGGAATAAGTACCCGTAGCTAACTCAGACTTCGTACCCGTGAAAGGGGTCTTACCCGGCACGTATGCCGAGTAAGCCTTTGTTCCTTTCAACATGGTAAGCGCTGTAATGATAAGGCTGTTTGACTCGTCTCGTTGGATTGAATCAAAGTCAATATCATCGTAGTTCATGAGATAGCCTTTGTTCTTCAAACCCTGCACTTGTGGATTGTCGCATGATGCGCCAATGTTCTGTGCTAATTTGTAATCACAAGCATCCATAGCTACCTCCTTCCTTAAAGTGCTACCTGTACGAGTTCATCCTCACCGATGAGAGTACCGAAATCACCTGAAGAGAAGATGAAGTTCTTGCGGCTCTCATGGTTGAAGCCTACGTCCAATGTCGCAAACATACCATCATCAGAAGTTCCGGCGAAAAGGTTCTTCGGATTGGCGAGAAGAGCACGATGAGGCAGATTGTACTTCTTACCATCATCCTCGTACTTCTTAATCATTCTGTCCCAAATATCAAGAACGAACACTTTCTGACCATCATACTCAGATACCTGAATACCATTCATCAGAGTTTTAGTGTCAAGCTGAAACTTTGTACGCTCGTAGATGTCGGAACGGAGAGCCTTGAAAAGTGAGTTCGTCATAAAGATTGCGTGGTCATCATCAAAGATACGACCATCGGCATCTACCAGAAGGTTATCAATGATACTGATTGCTACACCTTTCTCACGGATAGCTGCCTTCTGCTCTGTGTATGTAGCTTTTGCATTAGCCGCAATCTCAGTCTTCTGATTAGCGTTGGATGCGATGATAGTTTCAAGACGTTTCCAAAGGCCATCACATGCATTGAACAACTTGACGTCTACACCACTTGTGATGATACCACCATCAGATTCTGCCACATTCTTTGCGTTCTTATCGCTAAACCATGCCAAACGCCAAAACATCTGGTTGATAGCCTTCTGCAAAAGAGGAATGAGGAATTTGTCCCAATATGGAGTGTCCTGCAAATCGCCACGCTCTGTACCTGGCTTCATGCCGTACTTAGCAAGTGTATTGGTAAGTTCTTTGTAGCAGAAGTGCTTTGGAATACGCCAATCGCCAAGCTCCCAAGTCTTCTCAAAGCCCTTAATGTTTACTTCGCTGTATGTAGGGTCACAGCCTGAACCAGACTCACCAACATCATCGATTGAGTCGATATAACCCAATTTCTTGCCATTCTCTACACCTTTTACAACTGTGAGAACCTGCTCAAGGTCTGGGTCGTCGAAAGATGATGTGAAAAGCAACTCGTTGAGGTCACGAATCGCACCATTATCAACGGTAAATGCACTGAAATCAATTAATTGTGCCATAATTCTTCTAACATTTTAAAATTCAACAATGATTACTTCTTAGCGCTACGCTTTGCTTCCTGCTCGGCTTTCTTCTTTGCAAGAAGCTGCTGGGTCTTAGACAAGCCCTTGTTGTCACCACCTTCGCCATGAGCAACAAACTGACGGTTGCCGGTATGATAGGTTGACTGCATCTTGCAAACGGTATCAAGCCAAACTTTACCACCTGCCCTTGCCACAACGTCAAGAATAGCGGTTTCCTCATCAGTCTTCTGTGACTTAGTGAGGTCTTCTTTCTCTGCCTTCAGCGACTCATTATCTGCCTTCAAGGTCTCATTCTCACTCTTCAAACTTTCGTTCTCAGCCTTCAAAGCCTCGTTTGTGGCAGTCAGTTCATCAACTTTAGCCTGCAAAGCAGCAACATCATCACCAGCATTATCCTTGTTGTCGTTATCGCCACCATTATTGTCTACTGGGGTGATAGAGCTGATAACTTCGTCTTCAACAACGATAACGGTACCATCGTCAAGGGTGTAGGTGCCGTTAGGATAAGCCTTATCACCAACCTGAGGGTCACCATCTTCTCTTTCGACCGTAAACTCTGTTCCGTCTGCAGCTGTAATCTTCTGATCAAGCGGAATCTGAACATCTTCAATCTTGGCAACACCTGCCAAAGCGAGTAAGCGCTTTACGAGCTTGTTCTCAATTGTAATTTTCTCTTGTGCCATTTTTTTATGAAATTTATTTGTTTTTTTACTTGCCGTATTTGGTGCAATAGTGTCTGTAATGAAACCTAGCTCCTTGGCTTTATCCATGTCAATGAACTTGTCTTCGTTCATGATGGCTTGCAACTCACCTCTGTCTGCTCCTGTTCGCTCTACATAGACATCAAGGATTCTGTTCTGCTCTTCGATGAGTGAAGTCTCTTGCGCAGTAAGTTTTCCCTTCATTCTGGAAATCTCGTCGGCAGTCAAACGCTCCGCAGTACAAACGTCTACCCATTCAACCGCCGGATTGTGAATACACATTCTTGCGTTCTCGTAGGCGAATCTTCTATCTTTTGGCGCAGCAAGCAAGACGATTGTAGCCATAGACGAGCAGTTTCCTTCAATGGTAGCGGAAATCTGCTTGCCGGACTGACGTAATCTGTCATAGATAGCCCAACCTTCCAAGCAGTTACCACCCGGACAATGGAGAAGGATATCAATTTTGTTATCTCCTTCTTCCATGCTTTCCAAGAAATCAGTGATGTCTTTATAGCACACTCCGTCTGTACCGAACCAATCTCTGTACATGACTTTTGTCTCTTCATCGACAATTTCGTTGTAAATCTTTAATTGTGCCATTTGATTTTTATTTTTTGTAATTCCTTCGCAAAGTTAAAAATAAATAAGGTATAAATGCTCTAATTTCGTAACAAAGCAGTACAATTACGATTGCAGTAGGAATACAAAAAAGTCGCTCTATCTATCACAGACAGAGCGACTTAAATCAAACTATTTTCTATAAAAGTAATCAAAAAACACGTTTTATGGGTACCACATTCTTATCTCTACAATATTCTTTAGTTTTCTGTATTATCAGCAGTTGTGAGATTCATCAGTTCGTTGAGACTTTCATCGGTCTTTGCATCGTAAGCAACATAGAGTTTCCCGTCTTGTTTTATACCTACATAAATCTCATCAGCGTTTCTTACCATTTCTTGCATACTCTCCCGAACTTCACGATTACCTTTATGTTTGTGAAAGAATCTGCGTAACTTCTTGAGATATTTAAATAACCTCGTCAGAATACCGGAACACTTTTTTACGGGAGTATCGTAAGAGATAACTCCATTGCTGTCTTTTCTTTTAAATCTTATCTTCATATCTTTTCGTTTTAAAATGTTTGCCATAAATTTCGTTTACTTTTTCAAGATTCAACTTAGACATTTCTTTAGATAACTCTAGAAGAATATCATAAGAAGTATTTCCGTTTCTGTCTGTCTCGTCTTCAACAAATCGGTCAAAACGGTCTATCAATGCAGCAACATAATCAAATGCTTCTATCTGTGTATTCTTAAGCATTTCCTTGCTAACGAATGTCTTCATGAGCATTAAGTCACGCTTTTCATCATAGATGGCCAGCGAAATACCGCCATTGGTGGCGAACACGAAATTTCTTTCGTTATGATAAATGCAGATTGAAGAGTTGAAATGAAGTATAAAATACGTTAGTATCTTGTTTATCTCCATATCTCTGTCTCCATAGATTCGTTCCCCCATACGTCTGATATAGTGAGGTGTAAAAACGATGCAGGCTGCATTATATCTGTCTGCCTTTGCTGTTACTGCCACGTACTCATTAGTCTCTTTGATATACATGTAGACATCCATGATGCTTCGCTTCTTGTACACGCAAAGAGCTAATTTGTAGTCTGCATTTTGTGTTTTATAGTCATAACACTTGGCACACTTATAGGAAAAGCCTTTCTTTAATTGCCGACGCAATTCGCTCTCTTTATAATCAAGAAAGCGTAATATCCTCTCCTTATCATTTTCGTAGACTTTCTGTAAGTCTTTTGCTATCATTGTTTCTGTTAACATAAGCTACAATATTATAAATTCGTCCTCGCCACGTCTTGATATATAGGCAAATATTTCTTCTTTTTTGAATAATTGCCTTTTGAGGGTCAGCCCATTGTTCGCGGCATATTGCATCGCCCAATCAAAGTTGCTAGTCCACGATATTCCTTTATCCTCGTACCTGGCATCATAGGCTCGATACAGAAGGATAGGATAGGTAAGACTTTCGTATGTTACCTTATCCTCTATAGTCATAAACCATGATCTGGCAGGCCTGTTACTACTCATGAGTTGTTTGAACCTTTCAACATTGCTGTGATTGCCGGCAGCACACCATACGGTACGCATAACCTCCCAAAATCTAGGATTTGATAGCAAATGACACTTCTTGAAGAAGATTTCAAGCATCTTTTCGTTATCACACTCTACATCATGTGCAGTAACAATCTGTTTAACTATCTTACTATCTCTTTCCAACTGCTTCTTGGTAAGATATGTTGGATTGCGATGTGTAAAGTCGTGTATCTCGTTATATGTCTTCATACTTACTCTGTTGAAATATTCTTTTTAATGAGTTCGAGATATATTTCACTCATGTGCTCATAAAAGTTTCTGTTTTTAAGATAAGTTGAGGTACTTATCTGTTTCTTGCATAAATCAACATCATTTTTTGACAACATATACAAATAAATTAAAAGATGTACTAGAAGTTCTTTATAGGTAAGTTCTTCATTGATTCCAGCCAAATTCTCTTCAAGTCTTTTGTTGACTTCTTTCAACTTATCGTAATTGTCACTCAAAGAAGAAAGGCACTTATCCAATTCAATGCACTGCTTCTTTAAACGATGAACAAACACCCACATGACGATAAACGGCAAGAACAATATCGCTACAGGCCAACCATCCTTCACCGCACTACTAATACAGCATCCTAACAAAAAAAATGCACACAGCAGCTCTGTATGAGAGCCACACCAAGATAAAATCTTCTTCATATTCTTATATCTATTTATCAGTTTCTATCTTTGAGACCTGACTATTGAAGTATTTGCGCACACCTTCGTAAATCTTCAACTGACGAGAAAGTTCTTTGTTCTTTTTGAGAAGCTCATCACGCTCTGCAACGACCTTCTCGTAATCGTTGTGTTTGTTGTTTAATTTATTAAGCAACTCACCTTGCTCTTTAACCTTTTTCTGGTAACGAGTTAGCTTAATTTGCATCAGCGAGTAGTTTTGTAGCACTCTAAGAACCACTCTTTCGTAAGGTACATCTTTATTGTATTCAATATTTTCTATCTGTTTCATTTTCTGTCTGTTTTATGTTTTATTATAGATACTTCTTAGCTTTATCATAAACACTAATGATAATTTCGTCAGTTATATCCTCCTCGCTGTCAAGTCCATATTTGAAGAACTGCTCCTTGGTCAAGGAACTGACTCCGTATTCCCTTGCGATTGTTGAAATACCTCTGAGCGAACCTGTGTCCTTGAAGTTAGCAATAAGCTCGCGTATATAACCTATGAATTGTCTTTCTTTAGTGTTGGTTGATAAAGATTCCACATCAGCAAGAACATCTTTGGCTGTTTCTGCAGTCATAACATTTTGCTTATCACAAAAATCATTTATCTTCTCTTCTACGCTATTCATCACACTTTTTACTGATTCTAGCAGGTTGGAAGCTTTAGCTAATTTGTTAAGAACTTTAGTATACCGCTCGCCGCTCTGAGACTTTTCCGCTTTTAGCTGTTCGTACTTCTCTTTGTAATCAATATCTTTCCTACCAGACATATTACTATAACGGTTGAGCATGTTCCGATACAGAATCTCTTTTTGCTCTAGCTTCTTTTTCAGTTCTGCGTTCTCCTTTTTGAGTGCATCGCACTCAGCTTGCTTCTTGTCGAAATTTTGCAGTATAGTCTTTACTTGCAAATCTCTTGGTAATTCTTTGTTGAATTTTGATCCCATTGTGGTAAGTTTATTTAAGGAAGGCTGCTTCGTAAGAGGCAACCTTCTCTGTTAGTTGAACATTCTTTTTGTTATAGCTATCGCGCTCGGCTCTCGCCTTACTAATCTGCACGAAACTTACTATTACAGAAATAGCAATTGTGAGAAGCACACATACCCAAGGGTGAGAGCAGACTATCTTATCTATACCTTTGCAGATATTGCGGACAATTATGACGTGAAACTTTAAGATGAATTTACAGGCATCCCATATTGTTACATGTCCCTTGATTTCTATATTAGCCATCGTAATCTTCTTTTTTGTATTTGCGGTAATTGTAAAATTTCTCATAAAAAGCACGCTGTGACTTGTACTTCTCCAAATTATCCATGTATTCGGAGAGAGGATAAGAAAAATGACCTTCTCTTTTCGCGATTATCTCAAATTCCTTAAATCTCTTGTCATAGCCAAGAAGTTTTATTAAGTCTTTAGGATAACACCAAGCTATCTGCAATCGCTGTGGGCTATCATCATCAGAAGAGAATCTGACACTACTAATATCATAATAACTCTTTACGTCAATAAACCTCATGCGTTCTATTTCTGGCTGGTTTTCGCCCCTTCTCACATCTCTAAAGAAAACAAAAATCTCGTTCTTTCCACATGGCTCGTCAACGGGATGAAGAATGCTGCTAATGCGTTCTTTCTCATCTTCTTTACTCTGCTTATAACCTTTCTTGTAACCCTCTACGAAAGCATCACGGCAGACCTTGGCAATAGTTTCGTTGCAATTGGTAATGCCTAAAGGGCACTTCCCACAAGCACGGCTTTTTCCGTTTGCCTTTAAAGCTAGTTTTTGTATATCCATAACTTTGATTTTTTAAAGTGTTTATTATTTGCTACTACAAAGGTACAAAATAATTATCAAATACGCAAATATTTGAATAATTATTTTATCAATTTTCCGGCTTTTCCATGTTTTGTGGATTTCCTTTGCTATAGAAGGTGCAGTCGTTATTGACCGTACCTCTAATAATCCAATACTCTTCATGAGGACATGTAAGACAAATTGGCTTGCCTTGTAAATCTATATGTTCGTGCTTCCATTGCCATGTAGCACATGCGCACTCACTGCAGATCTGATCAGGCTTACTTGCTTTTTCTCTTCTTGCCATCATCAATAACTTTGATAATCTTAGCGTATGGCTCAGACCCATATCGCAGCATTTCACTTGGATTCTCAGAATCTACCGTTATATAGGAACGCTCGTTTTCTGGACGTTCATTCCATAAGGCATGACGGAATACCCGATGCATATCCCAAAGAGTATCGGCAGTATTATCATAACTAACACCATAATATCTGAATTTATCGCACTTCCAACAAAGCTGGCGCAATTCATCAATATGTCGCTCTATTTCATGTCTGACGTCATGCCATTCCGGAGGGAGAGTTTTTAACACACCTTTAATACCATTCTCTTTCTTGTACTCTCGTTCCCAAGCATCAAGACAATCATCTTTCAACGAAATATCTAGTTGGCCGATAATCTGTCTGTCAGCCTTCTCGCAAGCATAAGAGAGTAATTGCAGCTGTCTTTCTGTTACTTCTATTTGAAACTTCTTCATACTAATATCGTTTTATTTATATCTACATTTTATTGTTTTGCACATTCCGCCTAAAAAGCAATGGCAATATCCAAGGAACCAAAAGCGGCACTTCTTATTTTCTTTTCTTTTCATGAACTATATATGATTAAGCGAGTACGGAAGACTTCATAGAGGCTAAGTACACGGTTCTAAGGTAAGATTTGAGATAAGAATAAACCGCTCCTAGCTTATAAGCTTCCATACTCGTATATTTAACTTACATACTCTAGTTTAGTGACAAACACATCATCAAGGTCTTCTAACTCATCAAACGTGATGTTAGGATTACCTGTCATACCAACAACGTACGCTACGGCATCTTCTTCTGATGAGAAATACTCTAATCCGTGCCCATCCACTTCTATAACGATGTTGTCATCCCCAAAGTACTTTTCTTCGGAATCGTTACTTTGAAACAAACCAAGTCCAAACTCCTCTGCTATCCAGTACAAAGAGCAATCATACTTTTCGGCTAGCTTCTCGAATATCTCATTGCAGGGAGACCAAGCTGTACTCGTTGACAAGCTTAATGTCAACTTCTCATCGTCGTAGGGGCAGTTGTCAATTTCTTGAAGATTGAACTCTCCACGACAACTTATTTTCGCTGGATCCTCTCCAAGCATTTTCTTTACGATATTGCCTAACCAATTTGAAGGATCAACATAAGGACCTTCTTCTTTACTATCAGGCTTGGCTTTCTGCAAAGCATCAAGCTCTTTGTGAAGGGCTCGTATCTGGGCACCTTCACCCTCAAAAATGTAGTCTGTAGTACATGTATTTGCCATAACTAATATATTTTTCGTCCTCTTTCTTTAAAAGGATTTGATTGGTAATAAAATTTCTCTTCTTTTTACCCTCTCCCTGTTGTCAAGGAGAGGGCTGTTAGTTACTCTGTTATCACTACATCAAAATCTTCAAATTCACAATTCTGTTCTACAATATCTTCTTTAATAGCATTTTTGATACTATAAAGATATTCTTCCGCTTTGTCTAATTCTTTACCTCTCAGAATTACTTTAAAAGAAATTTCTTCCATATTACTTATATTTATATCCCATAAGGGATGGTTAATAAATCACAACACAATCATCAAATACTGATACAATATCAACCTTCATGGGTTGCCCATTTTCTTGTGTTCCATAAGAATATGGGAAGTTGACTTCCATGGTCTTATCCTCAATCTTTGATAATTCATTAATCAATTCTTCTACTGTCATATTCTATCTATTTATGCCCGAAGGCGTTAAACAATCATTCAATCACTTTTCGACTAACAACAGCTCTGCTTTTTCCTAGAAAGTTTCGCGCAGCCTCCAAAGAACTAAACTCAGCAGATGTAGACACACCGCCATCTGTTAATATTGTCATTGTACTCCACCAGCAAGGAATTCCAAACAAAGTATTGCTTTGTACACAATATCTTTTCTCGCCATTTGCTAGCGTTTCTTCGACTATTCTCTTTGCCATACCTACACCTCCATTTCTGAGTTAAGTCCTAGCCCAAAGAGAAGGTGCTGGAGTTCGTGGACATAATGTATCTCCATTATAAAGATTCTGTTAATAGCAACGTATAAATTTTCGCTAAGCTCTATTGTTAAGCGAATATCGTTAACGTTCTTCTCAAAGAATTTCTCATATAATTTCTCCCATCCATTCTTCTCTAGAATCTCAGGAGTGAGAGGAATCGGTAAAATATCTCTGTCTGCAACAAAAGCTGTTTTTGTACTATTAGTTGAAATTAAAGCATAACATATCTTGTTATGAAGAAAGTTTTCTTCAAAATTAACAATAGTATAATTATTAGTTGCAAACTTTACCAAATCTCCTGGAATGTATTCTAACTTATCCATAGCTTATATTTTAAATTTATTATTTGCATTTTTATAGAGTTGGGAGCCTTAAGCTACCCAACTCATAAGTTCGTTTTCATTGAAATCATTCTCGGTATCATCACCATTCAGATTCCAGCTCTCGACTTTCTCTATACAGAGATTTTTCGATGTAGAAACAAAAGCACCGGTGCCATCATAGCCATTTTCTTCGTAACCATCAATTTCAAGCTTGCACTCGATTGCGATAGTTTCATTACCTTTGCTGTACTCAACATAATTTGAACCCTCAGAAATCTTTTCTGAAATTGCTCTGTAATCATTGCTTGTTAATTCCATAATCTTGAATTTTAAAGTGTTATTATTTATTATTTGCACTACAAAGATAATCATTTTTTATCAAATCTGCAAGAAAAAAGCAGATTATTTTTATCAAATACGAAAAAAATAATAATGACTTGTGTATTCGTAACAACAGAATCGTCATTACCACATGTCGTTTTCACTAAATCCGTTCATGTGTATTTCTTTCTTTTCGTGGTCTATCTCAATATCAATAGCCGCTGACCAATTGTACTTCCGCTGCATTTCTTCTTCGAATGTTCCCATTGTCCAGCCTCCAGGTTGAAATATCTTTCGCTCTCCTTCACGTTTAATCTCATGTTCTCCGGCTCCGCGATATTCGAAGCCACTTCTCCAAAAGACTCTGTATGTAGGATATGCAGCCAACACTTCTTTACATTTTTTGCTGCCTACTAAACTGAAATTCTCAATGTTCTTTTCCATATCTTATTGTTTTTAGTCCTCAATTTTAATAATGTAAAGCCATTCGTCATGGTCAACATCATTCGTTGGCGCATTACATACGTCAATGGTATCTCCACCTCTAAACTCCATAGGCATATTCTTGTCTAAGAAATCTGTTACAATATCATCACATAGCGAGTTCTTCGTAGCCCACACCTGCAGATAGATGCCATCAGCTACCTTGTCTCCACATTCTTGCTTCTTTATACCAAAGGCAAACTCATAACTTTGTCCGTGGATTTCATCTACACTGAATGAAATCTGCTGTCTACTTAGTTCATCAAAGAACTTTGCAAGGATTGTTGCTTTCATATTTTTTGATTTTTAAGTAGGGGAGAGGTTAATCTCCACTTGGTTAAACTTAATCTATAACTTCTTCTACTCCTAGGAATGTTGCAATTGAGAAAGAGCGGAAAGCTTTCTTCTCCAGATCGAAGTAACATACGGTAGAGTAGCAAGGCTTGCGGTTTCCTTTCTTTGTGTAATCGAAATTGAGTTTCAATGTAGCCAAAGCCTCACGTACAGAACCATCAGCTTTGATGTAGTGAATCTTAACCTTGTGTGAGTACATGATAGCTTTAGCTTTCATTGCAACCCATGCTTTGTGCAATGCTTCTGACAATGTCTTTGCTGACTTTGCCTTTAACATAGCCCAAGCTGATTTCATTACATTTGACTTGTTAACTCTTACTGAATTTGTATTATTTGTTGCCATAATCTTTATGAATTTAAAGTGAATACTATATTTATTATTTACACTACAAAGATAGGCATTTTTTATCAAATATGCAAGTTTTTGAGCAACTTTTTTAATCAAATATGAAAGTTTTTTATGGCACACTTACGTTGAAGTAAGAAAGCAAGTTCTTTCTTCTCTCTATATACAACTCACTCTGTACTAACCCGCAACATTTCCATTCAGAGCAGTACCCTTTAAAAACACACTGGGGTTGGCAGGCCTCTGCTAGTTCGGGTTCAATCTTAGAAAGCTCATTCACAACCTTGTACCATATCGATCTTGTTACTTTATCTGCTTTACGGCATAGGCGCAAGCGACTGATGTTGATTATCTCCTGAGCGTTGAGGCTGAGTTGCATGTTTACCGGAGCGTCTTGTGGCATATCGTGGCGAGATACCTTTGAACCGGTTATATCGGGTCTTGACGTACTCACGAATGGTTGAGCATGAACATGACGGACGAAGTGCCCCATATTACAATATGGAATATTATAAACCTTGATGTCAAACTCCAGGAGTCGAAGAGGGGAGTGCTCGCTAATAATCATCTGCTTCTTGAACTCTTGACTTGGTTCTTTCCCCAACCCTTCCTTCCTCTGGGTGAAGCGAGCGGCATCTACCACTCGTTCCCAATCTGTCAACTTCTTAATTTCTATTACAATATTTTCCATAACTATATCTCAATATATTTAAATCCACGAAATGCTTTACACTCAATAGGCTCCTTTAGGTAGTGGAACAAACCGCTACGCTGAATAAAGTTACCTTCCCATCGTTTGCCTGTAGTTGTACATTCAAAGTCACCATCTTTAGCATATCCTACAATGTTATGCCAACCGATAATCTTTCCGTCATAACACAGATAGCAACGTCTGATGTTTTTAATATCCTTCGGTAAGTTTGGTACCTTGAAGTTCAGTACTTGGCTACCATCTTCGACAGCCTTCAGTTCTTTCTTGTAATCTTCCCATTTGATTTTCTTGGGAATTGTTATACAGATAGCTTTCATATCTCTAGTTCTTCGATTTATAAAAATGCAAATAACCAATAGCATAAGGCATGGTGTAAGAACGAGATACGCAAAACACTACAGATTCTTGCTTATCATCATCCCATCCATTTAGCCACTCTAACTTTAAACCTGTAATGGCCAGCTGTGACTTAATTTTTTCAGCGGTCTCTATACACTCTTCTCTTGAGCTAAACAAGATCCGATCACCATACTCTTTCAAAACGTTCTCAACTCTTGCCGAAAGGTCTTTGTCTCTTTCTTGACCTGGGGCGAATATTCCAAAATATTTCATTTCCGTAAAATTTTAATAAGTTCTACTAATCTTTTGTTATCTTCCGTTAACTTCGCAACCTCTAGTTTAAGCTGCTTAATTTCGTGAATATACGAAAGTTGCTCTAATGTTCCCATTGTCTTCTTTCATATTATTTTAATTCATCAAAATCGAACCACTCAATCTTATCGTAGTACTCATACAGAACCTCAATACGCTGTGTTCCGTCTCCTCTAGTGACAAGCCATACGTCATCACTCATCGCTCCATAGTGAAGAGCCGTAGGATTTACGCCTCCACCACTATATCGGAACATTACCCACTTTTTTAATGGTGGCTTATCATCTTTTAGGTCGTGCCATAATGATGCAGCATTCACGTAAGGAACGTTTTTTGTATCACAATCGGTAGCACCAATCTTTTCTGTACTGAACGTTACTCCGTTCAGCTCATTGTAATCTACCTCATCTTCATTGCTACAGATGTTGAGGTAAATCTTCTTTGGTAAATTCTTTACTTTCATATCACTTAAATTTGATGATAAAAAACTCAGTATCAAGCCACTTATCGGGGCAAAGACCTTTTTTAGGCTTGCCGATGGTGATACTCTCAATCTCCTTCTCAATTCGTGGACTATCCTTGCGGTAGCCATTGATGAAGAGGACGTGAGTATATTGTTTTAACACAATTCTCTGTGCGTTAATATATTTTTTAAGTAAATCCGTTCGCCCTGCTAAAGCCGAGGCAAGATTTCGCACATCAACAATATTGCTGTTATTTTGAAATAATCGTGCTACCCAATACGGCTTTATTTCCCGATACTCTTCATTCTTTTCGCCCGATACTATCATATCGAACCACTGCTTACTAACAACAAGTGTCAGAACCTTCTTCTTATCCCAATCAGCGACAGCTTCCTTCAAGTATTTATCCATTGTTAATCTTTCCATAATAACTTAATAAAATTCGAAGACCTCATTGCATCTGTCAAGAAAGTCTTTTTTATTCTTGTAATATATGCCATTGCAGACATATCTAACAACATTACTTCTCCATAAAGGCTTACCATTTCTTACTTTGCTTTTTATAATCTTGGTAATCTTTGGTATGCAGTTAGAAGTATCAGCGAATATTAATTGAAACTGGTCGGTTTTCATACTATAAGAATTATATAGACTCCACCTCGTCTTATCAAAATCTTCTTGAGTCATACGCAACTTCTTTTTTATCGAATTTATTTCCAACTCTTTCAATCTTACCAATTTCCAGAACATGTGGAAGCAAATAAAGAGGTTCATTCTCGCTGGCTGCCATAAAAGCATAGTCCTCTTCTGACCAAAATACTTCGGCTGTAGGCTTATACCCTACGAAATGTATTAGGTCGTGCTCCCAAATTTCATTGCCTTCGCAATCTATTAACCCTGTGAACTGACAGACAGTAGTAGGGTCAATTTCATGAAGCGTTGCACCGTCTGATACTACGATACCTATAGTAGTTTTGCTAAGTGCAGGAATCTTCATTACAACAAAGCTTCCGATTATCCATTCTCCATTGTCAAGACGTTTAGCCTTGAACTTGATATTTTCTATTTTCATATTTATATGTTTATATAAAGTCTAAATAGACTGTTGTTTTTACTTTATTAACTTTGTTATTGTTATTGTTATTAAAATAATCACTACCTTTGCAGCGCAAATTAGAAACGAGGTAAACAGCCTCCTGGCGAAATCGCCAACAATAAAAGTCTCCTAGCCCTCCGCTCGAAAGACATTTTCCCCAGTCCAGTGCTGGGGTTTTTCTTTGTATGGCGGCTCCATGCAAGGTGCTCAAAGCAATTCCGCTTTTGGGTATAATGCCAGAAAGGAGGTTGTTGCCTCATATGTTTTCTAATTTGCAAAAGAAAGAGAGTGGTACTGAAGTTTTCTGTTGGTCTCGCCGCAGAAAGGATGGTACTATTGAGTACGCTCATGGTAAACCATTCCACTTCTTTATCAATAAGTAAATCGTAAGCTTACGTTTTAACTCTTTCGGGGAGGTGCTCACTGGAGACACCTCCTTTTTTATTTCAATTCTACCGGTTCATCATCCCAAGATAATTCTCTTCCGATGAGTTTCTTGATACTACCTTGTGGAATTTCTATACATTTGCAAGAACCATAATCGTCTCTCCAGCTATATACAGCTTTGTGAGGCTCTGTTTCAAATATAAGTTCTGTACCAAAACTATTAACACATACCCATGCCATATCTATTCCTCCACGTCTTTAGTTGTACCTACCAAAGATTCATTGCCGATGTAAGGAATACAGAATTTCCAAGTTAAACCTGTAGTTACATATCTTCCATCATCTTCTTTAATATGACTAAAGAAACTTGCTCTCCACATATCATTATAACTATCTCTAACTAATACTTTCTCAAAAGGTTTGAATTGGAGTTCTTTTTTAATATCAACAATCTGTTTCTTCTCAGCATCCCAAGCCTTGCCTCTCTTTGCGAGAGTGTCAAAGAGAATTATTTGTTGAGTCTCTGTGATAGGCTGTATCTGCTTGTCTTCAAATGATAACCAATCTTCAAATTTTAAGGTGCTCATATCATTTAACACATAGTATTCCAGCTTCTTAGATGAATTGTCTATGCTTTTGACTATACCATAAGCAAGATACCCCATACCAGAGATACAAACAATGTCCCCATCCTTGAACTCTGGCTGAGTTTTCTCAATCTCCAAAGTCTCACGATTGAGCTTGCCGCCCAAACGCTTTTCTATGGTATTAATGTAGGTCTGAGCAGAATTCTCTGTCTCTAGGGTGTATAAATCTGTAATGGCACTATCACATTCGCTGACGTAATAATCATTATTGGCATAATGATACTTTCCTATAAAAGTTGTGTATGTATCATCTGTAAACTTTTCGAAGATAAGATGTGCAGTTCCATCTTCGGAAACCAGCACGTCTCCCTTCTTCCAAGCGAACTTAGACCAGTCACGCATTTCTTTTGATGGAAAAACTACACATTCTCCATCATCATACAATTTGCCATTTTTATCAAGATACCCTTCTCCACCATTCATAAAACCGAACTTTGAATTATAAAAGGATATTTTGAAACTTTTATCATCTACTTCTTCTAACTTGCATTTACCACAAGCGGAAGAGTACAACTTAGTTCCTTGCGGCTTATCCTTTAGGATTTCCACTATGTTAATCTTTGTCTCCATAACTAAACCAATTTTTGCGTTAAACAATACTGGTAGTAACTCATACTACCAACGTTTTTTGATATTTTTGGCAGCTCACCATCATAAGGAGTGACTTTCAAGCCATCAATGAAATCAGCATTCTCAGTTGATACCTCAGTATTATGCTCGTTCATATACACCTTTTGCGCTGTCGTAGAATGGCTTTCAGCTCTAAGCTTACCGAGTGACCGCCAAACCTGCTTGCTATGGATGAACAATCCATGCAAAGGAATAGTTCTTACTTCTACTTTTGTTCCCATAACCATTAGCTTGCTTTATATAGATTGAACCATACCTTGTTGCTCTGCTTATCCTTATAAACATTACCTTCAAGGTCAAAATAAACACGCCTCTTTTGATTGAACTTCTTTATCATTGGCTGATTATCTTTGTATGTAGTTACATCATACTCAACCAATGAAGAACCACGTTCATTCTTTGTTGGAGGATAACCTGATTCTCGTATGAAACGTACCTCAAACTCTTTATTTCCAATTTCAAAATTTGCTGTAGCCATAACCTTTACCATTCAAAGATGATAATAACTATTTGATACCCTTGCGCCCAAATCGAAGCAGCCCACGGCATCCGGCTTCAAGAAGCGTTTCTCTAACTTCTCCAAAGCCACTTTATACTTCTGCTCCATGTGCTTGCAATGAAGTCTCTGAGCTAATTTAAGTTGCTCGACAACACCCTTGCGAGCAACTCTATTTGTTTATCGGACATCATAGCCTTTATTCGTTCACATAGTTGATTACATGCTCTTGACCTTGCTCATTCAAGTTGTCAAAAGCGTCTTCAATAACTTTAGCTGTCTGATCGCCATTAAGGTTATCTAGCATTTCGCCAACTACTTCTTCCATAGAGCCTATTGGTAATGAGCAGAACTTATCAACTAAAAAGTTCTTCTGTTCACTGATGGTCATATTATCGAACAAGTCCGATAAATCTACTTCAACTTTATAATCTGCCATAATTTGAAATTTTAAAAGTGATAATTATTTGCATTCCCTAGCCGCTTATTTATAAGCGACCGGGAGTTTGTGAAATTCGTTGAACTCGACAAAATCTGTTTTGCCGTTCCAATTGAAGTTGAGTTTCTTACAGATATTCTGAATATATTCATAAAGAACTACCTGGTAAGTTTCATACTCAACAAGAACATCTGAACCGCTTTGTTTGAAAGCAACATCATATTGCAATCCAAAACGTTCATCCAACACGGAAGTTACATTTTTGTTAGCTTCCTCAACAAACTGCTTTGCAGTTGTTTCATTTCCTAAGTTAAATTTTTCAAGAAACATAATCTTAAAGTTTAAAGTGTTATTATTATTTGCACATTACAAAGGTAGTACTTTTTTATCAAATACGCAAATTTTTAAGCAATTATTTTATCAAAAATACAAAAATATTTTCGAAAATACAAGTTTAATGCGTTCTTTTGATAAGTATACCTTATTATATAGGAAATATTTTCCTTTAAGTGAAAAACTTTAGTTACATTTGCAGAAACATTATTCACATTAACAAAATTAATTATGACACCTAAGAAATTGTTTAATGGTTGCTTGATAACGTTGGGTATCTTCGTTGTCATTGTATTTGGATTGGGATTTGCATTCTCAGACAGTGAATCATCAACAGCAGAAGAGATTCCTTCTCATAAAAATCAAGGTTCTGTTCAATCGGATGGAACTATTCTTGTTGCAGGCAAATATACTATCCGTTCCGGTCAGAATGGAATAGGGGTTACTCTGCCTAAGTTTTCTCAGCAACCTTATTTTGTGTTACACTTTAAAGAACCTACCCAAGTATTTGAAGTGCAAGAACTAAGTGAGGTAGATTTAAATAATGAGTATCGCTATGCCATTGATGGTGATTGGAAAAAGGAAGAAGGAAAATATACTTATTATTCAGATAATCGTTATATCTTCCGTCAATGTTTAGTGGAGTCTACCACTAACAAAGAATCAATAGAAGCACAAATTCGTGGTGGCTTTCCTTTTCATGTAGTAATGGAAAACTTCGGAAAAGACATCACGGAATACATAACGTGTATAGACTTGTGTGTTAATCAAGATGGTAAAAACGAGACTTATACATTCTATCCAAATGATGGAGAAGTCTATAAGAAAATACTTACCGGTTTATTACATTACGATATATAATGAAAATCCTATCTTATAACATTTCATGGAGCAATCAGGAAAAGATAGACTGGCTCCTTGACAAAAAGAGTATAGATGCCTACGTGGTACCTGAGTGTGGAAATGCCGACAACATAACTATTCCTAAAGGTTACTCGTTCTTTTGGATGGGTGACTTTGATTTTAAGGGATTAGGTGTTATCTGTCGGGATAGCCATAAGATAGTGTTACCGGATTGGTATAATAAGAATCTGCACTACGCTATTCCGGTTATTTTTGATGATGAATATCTTCTACTCGCAGTATGGCCTACGGTTCGCAAGGGAATAACTAGCGGTTCTTATATCTCTATCCTTTTGGAAATCTTGGAATACTACAAGCCATATATCAACAGATATAAAACGGTAGTGATAGGCGATTATAATGTAATCTCTGATCCAAATAGCTTCCAAAGAAAAGAATCTCCGAAAGTGTTTACTTGGTTTGAGGAAAACGGATTGAAATCGGCTCACCATACCTTCTTGCATGAAGAGTTAGGTAAGGAAAGCCGATTTACATATGACCATAGCGGAAAAGGTGATTTCTCATTCTTCTTGGACTACGCTTTCACGAACTCTGAGGTTAAAGACTACAAGTTATATTCCTGGGTGGAATCCAGCCAAATGAGCGACCATCTGCCTATCTATGTGGAAGTTTAAAACAAAGTCTGTTCTTCCGCTTCCTTGGATATACGCTCCTCGGCAATCTTAAAGAACTTTTCGTTGTTCTCGATACCAATATATTTTCGACCGAGCCTCTTAGCTGCAATAGCTGTTGTCCCCGAACCTAGGAATGGGTCTATCACTACATCGCCTTCCTTACTAGAGAGTTTGATGAGTCTGGTGAATATCTCCATGGGTTTTTGTGTCGGGTGCCACTTTGCCTTTAGGTACGAGCTCTTTATCACACGGCTATACATGGAGCTGTCTTCAAGTTTATTGAGGGCAGTTCCATTTTCGTATATTCTTACGATAAACTCCACGTTTTGAGCAAAACGTTGCTTCGATATGATGCATACCGGCTTTTCCCACACAAGAACCGAAAACTTGTACTTATGATCCTGTGCCCATTGATAGTAGTCAGCTATCTGTTCTTCTGAACAGAAAATATAAGCATTCATCTTTACCATGATACGAGGTACAAGGTCAAGCCAAGCATAGATATCAGCACGCTGCAACCCATTTTTGATACGGCACATTCCACTATTGTCAGAATAATCATAAAGAGCGGTTTTACACATGTTGCTTTTGGCTTTTTTCTCTTTGTGAGCCCCTTTAGTAAACCTATAAGGTGGGTCAGCTATCAGCAAATGGCAGCAATAAGCCGGCAATTCGTTTAAAACAACCTTGTTATCATCAAAAAAGAGTTTGTTTTCCGTAATTTTGTTAATATATCGCATAAATCCTATAATTTTACTCGTTCTGCCATTCTTCTGATAAGGGTATATATCGCACTCTCGGAAAGTGCATATTTTTCTGTAAGGAAAACGATGATATATCCCACTTTATGCTTTTTAGCCTTCATTTCTCGGTATTCCTCGAAAATCTTGATGTTTTGTACTTCCTTTGGTGAAATTTTGTTCTCAACCAATGTTTTCAATAGGGTTTGGTTCATCTTGATAAGCTCGAATTTCGTCATAATTCTGATTTTTTAAGTGAATATTATTATTTGCACATGAAAAAGACGTATTTTGGTCTCTTTCGGTGCAAATTTACGAAAAAATCTCGGTTTTCAGATGTTTTTTACTAGGTTTCTAACTATTTTTTGATGTTTTTTCTATTTAAGACTAAAAAGAATGGTAGAAATCGGGAAAAACGCCAATTTCTACCATTCTCATTATACGTTATCAATATTCTGTATTGTTTCCACTCGGTTTTGTGCTTCTGTAATCTCAACTACAGAAACGATTGGCTTTATTTCTTGTGCAGCCTCTGTAAACGAGTCTGTCATATCCTGAGTATTCTGAACAACACTAAAGTTTCTAGAACTGGCTATAGGAACCCCCGAGCCGATAGCATTCATGGCCGCAAGCATTGGTTCAAACATTCTTGTCGCCTTCGCAGTCATAACATACTCACCATTACTCAACTGAGCGTTTATGGAATCAGACGTGCCGGTACCAGGTCCTATAACCTTACCACCTTCCGCAAACTTGGCAGACTTAACGGTACTGATGGCCGTCGCTACGTTTGCCAACACCGTTGCTACCGTTGTAGCGATAGCTGCAAGGTTTGCAGGATAAGGAAGAGATGATGCTGAGGCTATACCGGCAGAGAGAGCCTTACCGGTATCTATTGCAATCTGGGCAAGGGTTATTATCTTGCTCATCTTAGCAAAAGCAGAATTGCTCTCTCCCAAAGTATCGAGCATACTGATCATGCTTGTGCCGACAGACTGAAAAGCTTTCTGCTTGGCTTCTTCGTTCTTTATCTCACCTTGATTAATCTGAGCACTTACATCGGCAAGGTTTTTCCTGGCTTCTGTATTCTGAGTTTCTACGTCAAGTCGTGTCATGCCGACATCTGCAAGTCTTTGCGTATATTCGTCCTCGCTTTCACCTTCTTGCTGTTGGAATTGCTGCAAGTAGTCAAGCTTTTCTTGCGCTGCTTGTTGCTGAACCTCGAGTTGGTCTCGCTCATTTTGAGTTTGCACATCAAGACCTAGAGTGTTGAGGTTCTGCTGCAACTCTGTTTGCTGCTCACCTTCCATCTGTAGTTCTGCCAATCGATTTGCAAATACCTGCTGGCGGTCAGCCTCTTGTTGCTGTGCAAACTCCAAATCAGCTTGGGCTTTCTGTTGTCTTGCCCTTGTCTCAATATCAATACGCTCTTGCTCATATTGGGCTGTGATATTGGTCAATGCTTCTTCCATAGCTTGATAAGCTGCAACCTTGGCGTTGTAGGCTTCTTGGTCTTTGGCAATAGTGTCTGCATCTGCGCCATTTTCCTTGTCTGAATCCAACTTGGCTTTTGCAGTGTTCATTTCATTCTTGGCATTATCACGCTTCTCTGTTGCATCAAGGGTACCCGTCTTAGAATCATTCTTTAAATTGTTGAGGCTGAGTTTTGTTTCCTCTTCAATCTTCTGTTTCTTCAACGCCAGTTCCTCTGCACTACCTTTCTGAACAACAGAAAGACGAGCGTCAATATATTTTTGCTGACGTGCAACCTCTTGCTTGATGTTCTCATCAGAGAGCTTTTCAAGTTCCTGGTTCTTCTTGATTTCCTTGTACTTGATAGTCTCGTTGATGGCATCCTTAGCTGTAGCTGTAAGGTTACGTTCTGTAGCAAGACGAGATTTTAACTTGTTTATCTCGTCATTATACTGCGTTTCAATCTGTATTCTACGCTTCTCGATGGTATCTTCCATCGTAGCGAGCATAGCATCATGTGCGGCCTTCAACACCTCCTGCTCCTTCTTTGCTTGTTGCTCTTGTTCTCTTGCTGCCTTATCTGCTGCTGACTTTTGCTTCTTCAATGCTTTATCGTTAACAGATGCAGGTGGAGTAGGGGTATTATCATTTTCCTTGTCAGGTTTTTGCGGCTTTGGCTTTTGCGGCTTTGGCTTTTGCGGAGCTTGTTTCTTCTTTGACTGCGCCTTTGTTTTGGTGGCCGTTGCTTGGTTTGATTTTCCTTGACTCTTGATTTCCGAGACAGTTCCACTAACTCTTGCATTATGTTCCTTGTTGTATTTCTTGTCAGCAGAGTTAATTGCATTTGCAGCTTCCTTTGTGTTGTTCTTGATAATGTTGCTCATGTTGGCAAACTTATTTGCTACACCTTTTCCGAAGTTAGCCACAGACTTTGCGAGATTTGCGAAGTCATTCTTGATGTTTCCCCAGTTGAGAGTGAACACATCGGCAAGGATGGCACCTGCTCCTTTTGCCACATTTCCCAACATCTTGAAGTAGCTGACAATAGTAGTGATAGCAAACTTACCTATTTCCATCATACTCTTGAATGCGGCACCCACAATGGCTACGGTTACGGCAAATGCTCTTGCTGCCCGACCTGTAATATCTAGTCTAGCCGCGAATAGCTTGAATACGTTTATGACCGAATAAAATACGTTCACTAAAGCTGTCCATACTTTCGTGAATGTACCTTTGACCCAATTTGCAAAAGGTGCGAGATAACCGGTACCATGAACAAACGCATCATACAAAGACATCAGAGCCTCGAAAGCAAGACTCAGTATTGCAGTGACGATAAAACCTTTGAATGCCGTTTTGCAAGTCATTACAAAGCTCCTTGCTGCAATTCCTGCAACAGCCATACCCTTTGTCCATGCATTACCGGATGTAATAGCTTGCACCTGATTCCATTTGGCGACCTCAGTTGCTTGTAATTTCTGAGTGTTGGCAGTTTGTATTGCCAACTGCTGTTTCTTTGCTGCAAGCTGGGTTTCAATCAGCTTCTGTTGCTCAGCAGACATCTTGTTGGCCGCAGTCTTGTTATTCTCCAACTGAGCTGTAAGTGTTGCTGTTTCCCTTCGTAAGGTCTGTTCCTTCGCTTGACTTGTTTTCACTGCCATAGATGCATTCTGTGCACTACTATAAGCGGACGTAGTTATCTCTGCAAATGCAGTTCGTGCAGATGATACGAGCTTTGCAAAGGATATGCCTGCTATAACGTCCATTATAACTTTTCCAACGGTGGAAAGATTCATTGTAATCCAAAGAATGCCCTTTCGTATAGACTCTGTAAAAGTAACAAGTGGGTTGTCTGTTGTCTTGCCAAGTGTTATCTGCAAGCTTTCCCATGCTGATTGAACACCATATAAAGAATTTGACAACTCACTATATGACTGCTTGAACATTCTTTCCGTTGTTCCCTGTGAGTTATTGAGAATATCCAGCTTAGTTTTAAGTCCATCAATATTATTGAGCAATGCCATTGCTTGTGGTGCCACTCGTCGACCGAAGATGTCGCCAAGTAGCTCTGCCGAGTTAGCAGCTTTCATAACACCACTATCACGCAGCTTCTCCAATGTCTTTGTCAAACCTTCTGAGCGTAAAGACGATTCCGAAATGTCAACACCCAACTGCTTGAAAGCCTTCTGTTGCTTTGCAGTAGGGGAAGCAAGTCCCATCAATACCATACGGATAGCTGTACCCGCGTCTGATCCTTTGATACCGACATCTGCAAGGACACCGAGTGCAGCGTTGACTTCCTCAATGGACTGACCTAGAGAGTGACCGAATGGTGCAGCGTTCTTCTCTGCTTCGGCAAGCATACTGATGTTTGTAGCAGAATGAGCTGCCGTTGAAGAGAGAACATCGTTAACTCTTCCCATATCCTTAACCTCCAATCCAAAGCCATTCATGACATTGGTAGTGATGTCGGCAGCTTCCGCAAGTCCTATCGTGTTGGCTTGTGCCAATTGCAAGGTAGGACTGAGTGCTTCCGTTGCTTGCTGGGCACTCAGTCCGTTTCTCGTAAGGTTCTCTAAAGAGTTAGCAGCCTCCGTTGCAGTGTAACGATAGGTTGAACCCCATTTTAGGGCTTCTTGCTCCATCACCTGAAACTCTGCTTGTGTGGCATTGGTAACGGCTTGCACTCTCGCCATACCGTCTTCAAAGCTTCTTGTCGTCTCAACAACATTCTTACCGAAAGCCAAGATACCGCCACCTGTAGCCATCATCGCCATCTGTTTTACAAGGTCGGCTGCCTTTCCCTTTAAGTTATTCAATCCTTGGACAGCTTGCGAAGGATTACCCATATTCTTGTAAAAGGCAGAGGTCTCTGCTGAAGCTGACGCTATCTCTGTCTTCAACGATGCGATATGAGCCTTTAGTTGAGTACCGGACGAAGATTCTCTCTCGGCACGACTCATATTCTGATATTGTGTCGTAGCTTGGGCAAGTTCTGCTTTCAATTGCTTGATAGAGCCTTCTTGTGCCTTTACCATGGTGATTTGTCTCTGCACCTGGTTAGTGAGGTCTCTGGCTGCGTCTTGATTCGCTTTAACCTCGGTTCTGCTATAAGCCATTGCAGCTTGATATTGCTCTTGGGTGATTTTCCCATCTTTCAACTCTTGCTTTAACTGCTTCTGCTTTTCTTTCGCAGCATCAATTGCTTGTCCATATTGAGCAAGCGCCTGAGCTGCAGAAGTGATATTCACTTGTATATCTACGATTTTTACTCTTGTATCTGCCATGATTCCTAACCTATTTGAAATTCATAATCATTATAATCTCCTTCTTCGTAGTGGTCTAGCCATACTTCTTTGATAACCCAATTCGTATTGCTAGTCGGATTGAAAATCTGAAAGGAGTCACCCTTCAAGTTGACTTTCGAATGCTGCACATATTGCCCATCCTTGCTGTTCTCAATGATAAATCCTATCATTATCGTTTTGTCTTCTTTAGAAGTGGAGCTGACCTTGTAATGCAAGAATTTTGCAAACTGAGATTCAAAAGACAACGTTACCTTCACTGGAGATTGGTATGTAGGCAGCTTGATAAGCTCGCATTTACATACTCCTTTGCTGTCTCTCTGTATGCTGATGATAGCAAAATAGCTATTGTACTTCTCCAAGTATACCGGTTTCACGTAATCTATATCCATGAGGTCAAATTCATTCAGCAACAACTTCTCTGTTATTACGAAAGGATGCTCTACTATCTTTTGCAGATAACGGTAGGATGGGTTCATCATTATATCCTTGAAAGGATTCAGTACACTCATACGTACTAGGTCTGCACTTGTATTGTAATTTTCTGACCACGGCTTTATACGGTTTACCTCCATAGGATCAAAGAAAGGAATACGATGCACATATCCATAGGCTGGCTTTGATTCTATATATCTTCCCTTGTTGCTATTTACAAGCCGTCCTACTACATCTAAAGAATAGTTGTTGTCTGCAATATTGAAATTCCTCTGTTTAATAGTCCTATCTGTAATCATAGGACATTTTCTATTGAGTATATACGGAGGATAAAATGGAACTTGCTGTACGGTCTGAACCTTATCTAAAGTGTTGTCTTCGACTTTTATGTTACCAATTCCATCCTCATACAAATCGTCTTCCTCTTTCAAGTCACTGGATGTTCTGTCCAGATCGTCCCACTTGCTCATATAGTAATTATTCTGCTTGAAATCATTATGATAACTAATCTCATCATATCCACTCAATCCTGGACTAATTACCCTGTCAGACCAATTGTAAACGAAACCTTTTATTAAATTTTCTTTTAGTGTATCATATCTGTCTATTTTTATTGTACCATTAGAATTAACATATGGAAATCCACCAACCATGTAAAATAGACTTTTCATGAACGAAAGGCAGTCTATATCAGGCAGATTTGTAAACGTATCTATAATATGGGCATCATAATCAATATCGTCAAATTTAGGCGTAAAGCTAAACTGACGTTCTATGTTCAACTCCCCTCTTTGCCTAGTAAAATAACTTCTCTCAAAGCCAAGCCAGTATTCTGCAATAGACTGATCGGCATTGTAAGCTTCTTCATTCTGAAAAGAAGCAGGTTCAAAACCTTCATCTTTGTTGAAATTGTAGGTCGTAATATATATTTCTGTTCCATCATCATCAATACTTGGTGTAATGCTAACTGGTCCATAAGATGCGACATCTACACGCTCTATATGCTCGTCTGTTGTTCCTCGGTTTACAACTTTCCAACTATATACGTGTATCTTTAACGGTTCAAAAAAATCATCATAGTTTCTTTTATATATAATAGCACTAAAACTTCCTTCCATTTGGATTTTGCAGAAACTTGGAGCCTCTATACCTACACATACATATTTAGAATCATTCCATTTGTCTATAGTATCTGCATAGTACGACATGAGTTCTTTTTCACTAGAAGGAAAATCCCAACCGATATGGTCTCCTTTGTAGTCGTAGGCCTGATAAGCAATATAGTTTATCTTTTGTTTACTATAGAAATTATAAGGATATACGACATCTTTATTTTTATTAAAAGTCAGTATTATAAAAGTTCCCAACAATCTGTAATCACCTCCATATAACGAATTATAAACAAGCTTCTTGGTGAATTGTTTTTGCTGATTTTCAGTAACATCTACTCCTGTTAAAGGTATACATCCATAAGTGATTATTCTTTCTTCATCGTAAAGCCATTTTGATATTGGAGATGTTGGCAAGTTTTCTTTTCCTTTTGCAGATTTACCCATATCAAAAGTCACTCCATAAGCTTTATTTATGCATTCAATTAAATAACGGACAGGCATAACTGGTTTAGGAACACCTTGCAAATACACCTTTGAGTCTTCCATCGAAAGATATTCGCTGTAATTTGGATCGGATGGTCGGTTCAAATAATAAGGTCTGAGAATCTTCTTTGAGTTGTCGAATACGGTCATGATTTCAGCAGTAAGGACAAGGTCATTTTCCCATTCTACCATACCTTCTTCTTTTAGCTCATCAGATTCATATCCTGCCTTGATGAGTGCATCACGCAATTCATTGAGGCTACAGCTATCGTCTTTCAATTTCTGCAGACCTTCAATAACGCCCCAAGTGAAGACACAAGAATAGCTGTCGGCAGTTGACTTGTCGATATATAAGTTTCCATTTCTGAATAATGGAATACCATTCTGGATAAACTCTGCCTTCAACTTCTTACCCAGCAATCCACTGGTATGGCGAATATCCTCTGCGAAGTCAAAGACCTCTATGTTATGCCGCGTCATAGGAATCTTGAACGTATAGGAATATGAGCAGTTTACCTTATCTAGTGAGTTAAACATATTGCTAACCCACTTCAAGGTAATACCGCTAGGGGAGTTGAGGTCAACGCTCCTACGCATTCCGTTTTTGTCAAAGATGTAAAGCTCTTCTACCATATTTCTATTTCTGTATAGTTAAACCATTGTTCTTGCATCACAGCATAACCATGCCTTTTTGCTACAACGAGCAGCCTATCATGATTTTTGTCTATTTCGACAATATTACCCTCTTCTCCGGTCTGTATGATGACGCATGGACGAATGCCCTGCTTGTTCATCTTTAGTTTTCTAAATGTATCGTATCTCATAACCTATAAACTTTGGGATGCCGTGTCCGGCATGGTGAATTGTATCTCGTAATCTTGAAGCACCTTAGTCGGTGATACCTTGTATGAACTTGCTACAACATTGATAGGCAACCATACTTCCTGGTTATCTTTATTGTAGCCTAGGAAAAGGTCTACATAAGGGGACTTGATGATGGTCTCTACGGTACGTACCATATTTTCGTTAAGATTGATGGCCGCACATTTATGAGTCTCTGTATTATTTATAGAAGTCACTCTCTCAATATTTCCGTAGTAGATGCCGTTTAGCTCCTTCTGAATAGGCTTTGTGTTGCTTCCTAGCTTGTTCTTGTGTGTGATGTTACCTTTCTTGAATAGCCAATACTGAATGAAGCCAAACTGGTCTATCCATCTGATGTAGTAACCTTCCGTCTCGTTGCTTATGGTGACCTTTACAGACTCGTCAACAAATTTGTAAGTCTTGCTGAAAGTCTCATCGAAGATGGTTGGGAACGTTGATTCCAGCAGCTCCTTGTCAAGATTGATATTGTAGAAGATATTGTTGATGGCTTCCTTCGGTGGCGTAACCTCAAAGATAGCAACATTTGCTCTGTCTACATTGATAGTTTTCGTTCTGTCGATAGTGGCGGTGAGCGTATTGCCTGATGATAACTGGGCGAAGAATGATACGGAGAAAGGAAACTTCTTGAACCACTTCACCTCACGCAAGAACCTCACATGTTTCATTCCTGCACCAAAAGGGGTAGGGAACTTAGTTATCGTCTCTCCCAAACCAAAAGGGTCGCCAAGTCTGATACACCCCCACATGACATAAAACATATCTGACTGCAAATCCTCGGTGTCTGTACTTACATCTATCGTGGCACTAATCACTCTTGTCGTGAGCACATCATCATCGAAAAGAAGTTGAAGCATTCTACTGATATAGCACTTGCCTTTTCCTTTGTAAAGTGAGCATACAATATTTAGCTCCTTTCCGTTTCCCATAACTGATACGTTCACGGAATTTATCGAGCTATCTAGATTGAAGTCTATATAGTTCGGATTGAAAGCAAACACATACTCGTTAGGGAATGTGATGCTGCCACTACTTATTGTCTTTGTCTCCATCTTTTATGAATTTGTCGTTAATCTTGTCTACTTCTAACTCTAAGACTGATGCGGTCTCGTTTGTCAGCTTCTTTATCTCTTCCTCTAGCAACGTGTCGTAAATGTCGTTATATCCTTTGTCTCTATAGAGTTTCGTACCCTTCTGCATGATGTTGCGAGTGACGAGATAGCTAAAGCTCTCTATGGCTTGCTTTTGGCTCTGTCCCCCTCTTGGTTGAATGCTTATACCTTTTTGTCTCACCCAATTCTTTATGATTTCCCTAAAGTTGGATGGTACCTTACCTGGGCCTCTTCCTCGCTGCATGGTTTCCCATTGCTTATCACCTGACAGAATTCCTTTAGAGTCCTTCACCTCAATCTGTAAAGAAGCTACGGAACGGCCGCTTGACATTCTGCCCAATGCTGCCATTCGCTGTGCTATTCCAACCTTGATATTCCCAAGGTGTAAGGTCAGCAATCTATCGACTTCATTTGTTAAGCTATTCATACTGAATTATTTTTACTTATATAGCCAAAATCCCTAGAAAAACAAAGAATTAAACTTTACAAACTAGGTTTCTTCATCTTCATCATCTGTACGGCTTTCATCATCGCAGATAATGATACCTTCAACCTCTTCTAGAGGTAGATTGAGGACTACGCCGGTTACATTCTGATCAAGGAAGTCGTAGACTACCTGATAAGGCTGCTTTCCTTCAATCAATTCAAAGTACTCGCTAGAGTTGAGTGCCTTGACAAACTTTATGGCAAGTCTCTTCATCTGCTCAATGATATTGTCGTTCTCCGTTCCGTCAAAATCAAAGTCTGTAGGGGAGAGGAAGGCAATCTGAGTCTCCGGATAATCCTTCACTCTTGCATAGTCAAAATCCAACTTTCCCGATGGTGGAAGGACGTAAACTACCGATGGCTTGGTAATAGCATCAAAAGCTACGTTGGCCTGCGACCAGTTCATGAAGAGGTATTCAACATCTTCGCCCATGGTCTCCACAACCTTTCTTACCTTGGCTTCCACCGTTCCATATTTCTTAGTTCCTTTTAGTTCCATACGCTATTTCTTTTTTGAGTAAATCTGATAAAGCCTACGCTCGAACTCATTCTTCTCGTTATCGTTTTTCATACATTGAAAGATACGCAACCATGATATGTTCCTAACTTCATTCTGATTTGCGATGTGCATTCTCTGTGCGTACCAATCCAAGACACCAAATGCTCCGAAGTTAAGAGACTCGATACCTGCAGCACGTTCCTCTTGTGAGTAGGACGGCTTGATGGAAGAGAAAATTTTGTTGATTCGGTTTATCTCCTTTGTTACAAAGTTAGAAAACCCGAACACATCATTGACATCTTCATTTAAAAGCAAGTTTGAATCAACTTCTAAGAGCACCTTGCATGTTTCCTCTATCGGCTGTTGTGATGAGGCTGCTGTCTGCATATCATCCAACTGCCCATAGGTAAGCATGTTTAAGCTGTCCGGCACATGCTTGCCACATATAGATTGCGGACAAGGCTGCTTTCGTAACCTTTCCAACAATTCTTCTTGCTTTTCCTTTGTGCATAACGGAAAGAGTTCAAGGAACTTTCCGTAAGTGCATGGGTCTTTGTCTTCTTCCTTTTTCATGTTTCAAAGTTACATAATTTTGAAATGTGATACATCATTATTTGCATATCTTTACTACAATCGCGATTCTAGTCGTTTTTTCTGGTCTGTATCTTCATTGAAGCACCTGCAGAAGGTTTCATTCTTCGGAAGAACATAGACATGATGAGCATATCAAGGTAGTCAGGGGAATGACCGAGGATAATCTTCATCACCTCTTTCTTGATGATGTCGTACTTCTTAAGGTCATTATCAATATCGGCCATCTTCAAGGCACCAAGCTCATCCATGATTCTCTCACGCTGCTCTTGCGTACAGACTATCTTGATAGCTCTTTTATTGATAAGTTCTGCCAGCTTATAAGCACATTCAGCCTTTAGGTTGGCATATCTTGGGTCAATAGGTCTTCCGTTTCCGTGAAACTCCTTGATTCCGTTAAGGTAGCTTTCCAAGAATGAGCCGACACCATCAGCATCTACAACCATCAGAGACCTAGGAATACTATCATTTATCATCATATCCTTTAGCTGCGTCTCTACTTCCTTTCCAGGTGAATAGTCTGTGTCTATCTTGATATAGCATACATTACCAACCCAAGAACCGGCAACGAACCTATCATGTCCCTTTCCGGCGATGTCGGCAGAACCGCTATGGGCACCAACCGGCTTGACGTGGTCGTTTGTAAACAAGTCATTGATAGCATCATAATCACAAAGAACAGATGGATCGTCATCATACTCGAAGTTACCGAAGTAAAGTCGCTGTACGGTCACCTTGTCAGCTTTCAGCAAGTTGTCAATAAAGTCTTGGTCTACATATGGATTATCTATAGGCAAGGCTTTAATGAATTTTCTATATGGTGGAAGCGTTCCCTCTTTCGCAGGTTTTACAAAGTCATTGTATATCCAATTTCTTTTTGGGTTACAAGTGTAAAGGGCCTTTGGTATGGTGTGCCATCTTGTACCATCAGCCCGAACACCATTGAGCAAAGAAAAACGACCTTTCAATACCGATATAGCTTTTTCTGAAATCTGCTGAGCTTCGTCAACAAAGAGGTCTGTAATGGCAAGCGAACCGAGACGGTCATACTCCGGGTCTCTTGGGGCATATATCAAATCACGAAACAGAATTTTACTTCCATTAGGGAAATACATTATACTCTTGACTTCGTTGAAACGAACACATGAACGTAATTTCATCATGTCTAACATTTCCCACATGGTAACAAGAGTAGTATCTTTAAGCTGTGTAAGTACTTCTCGGCACACTAAGCCAACACTTCCTGGTAGCGTGATTCTTCTCAATATCTGCCAGATACAGCCAAAAGCAGATTTTCCTCCACGGGCTCCACCGCCATATAAAAGTTCTGTAACGGTGTCGTTCTCGGAGGAAAGAAATTCATAAGCCTGCGCTTGCTTTGGAAATAATCTAACATCTATTGATTTCGGCATTTATTTACCTTTCTTTATGAGTGTAAAAATGTAAATGAAACAAATCTTCCTATCGATTAAATTTGGGAATATTATCTGGGTCAAAAACAAATCCTTCTTTTGGAAGGAGGTAAAGCCCCAGGTAATGAACCAATTTATCTAATTGTTTAAGATTGATATTACGAGTTCCCTTTATGTATGCATAAAGATTCGCTGTATTAACCCCTATGTCTTTTGCAACTTTATCTACTTTGAGTTCTCTTTCGTAGATAGTCTTTCTTATTTTTTCTCTAAACATATTTTTCTACTTTTGTTCTACAAGTGTTAAACCTAGATAGTTACAGATTCTCTCCACCTCAATATATGGAATTGGTCTCTTTCCGTTTATGAATGGCGAGAAGTTGTGCTCGTTGATTTCAAGCTTTTGGCAAAGGTCTCTTGACCGGATGCCAAGTTCTTTCATTCTTAGTTGTATTCTTTCGTTTATTGTAATCATTTTATTTTATCTTTATAAATGTTATTAACTAAATCAAAGATTCTTTCCTCTGCCGAGTCTTTTGCTCCTGTTACGATTCCAGCTTGTTCTCTTTCTTTTTGGATGATAGAATACATCTTTTCATCGAAAGTGTTTCTTCCTAAGAGATAAGTACAAGTAACAACGTTCTTCTGTCCGTTTCTGTGCGCTCTGCATTCACATTGGTCGCAGTCAGCAGCAGTCCAAGGGAACTCTAGGAAAAGTATGTTGGAAGCAGCAGTAAGCGTTATTCCTACACCTCCGCTTTTGATGTTCACCACTATAAGGTTGCAATCCTTATTGTTTTGAAAAGCATCAATGGCTTTTTGTTTCTGTTCTGGACTATCATCGCCCGTTACCTTTACAGCACCCTTGAACTCTTTTTTTATGCTCTTGACAAGCGATTTATGAGCAACAAAGACTATGAGCTTGTTTCCTGCATCCACTATATCATGGATAGACTTCAATGCTTCTTGTAACTTTCCTTCTGCTGTTATCTGTCGGAGAACATTGATTTGAACTATGACATATCCGCGCAAAGCCTTTTGAATAGATTCATCATCGGCTTCTTTGTATTTCTGCAGATAGTCAATAAGGTCAAGTTCAGCCTTTTCGTATTCAGAGCGATTTGTGATTTCCAAGACGTTGTATTGCCGAATCTTCTCAGGTAGCTCCTTCAAGACAAGAGATTTGTCTCTTCTGAAATAGCAAGTTTCCCAAAGTCTGTAGTTCAGCTCAGAAAGCCTTTCGTAACCAACATCAGGTTGGCAATATCTGTCCTTGAACGCTGCTGCCCCTCCAAAGTCATTTATTCTTCCCATGATCTTGAGCTGCTGGACAAGGTCTTTGTTTCCGGTCACTATTGGGGTTCCTGTCAGCATGTATACGTATTCCTTTCCTTTGCACATCGCTTCAAGGTACTTACTCCAAAGCGTTGAGGCTTCCTTGCATCTGTGACATTCGTCTATGACCACGCTTTTGAATAGTCTCATACGACTATCAACCTCTAGGTTCTTTACGGTTACCCTTTTTGTCTTACAGCCAAGAATAAAGAATTTCTTTACACTCTCGTAATTGGTGATGAAAACCTTGCAGGTACCGGTATGAATATAGTAATGCCATCTGTCCTTGTTCTTATCATCAAGTATCGCAGAATTCTTTCCGGTGAAACGTTTGAACTCCCTCTGCCAAGTTATTTTCATACTTGCCGGGCATACAACAAGGCAAGGGTAGGAGTTAGCAATATCAACGGCAGCTATGGTCTGAAACGTGTTATGAGTCACGATGTAATCTTTCGTTATGTAACGATGGTCTTTGTTGTCAACCATGATACAACGTGATTTCTCCTTTCCTGCGCTCTCAATGTTTACGATAGTCTTTATCTTTCGGGCCTTCGGTCCATATATGTATATGCGCCAGTTTCGGAATAGTTTGCCACCCTTTTCGTAGTAGCTTTCACGTTCGCTTACTCTAACTATGTAGCCAAGTGACCTTGAGAGCTCTGCGAAGTCATTGGCAAGACGTTCCGATGCAGTGCTATACTCCCATACGTCATCTTTTATCTTGTGTCCGTCTGTGTCAAGCAATCCTTCAAGAAGGTCTTTTCTCACTTGTATTGAAGCGGTCAAATACTCTTTTGGGATGAACTTGCTAACGCTTTTTTCTCCATATAGACCGAGTTTTACAAGAGCGTGCTGCGTTTCGTACTCTACATTTGAGCCTTTGTTTATGGCGAAAGTGATGCCGTTGTCGTATTTGAAGTCTGTAACCGTATCTCCATTGTTGAGCCTTTCTGCGACTTTCTTCCGCAACTCTTCATTCGGCTTGCAAATCACGATGTGGCAAATCTTGCGTAAGCATCCGTCACCAATGATTACACCGAGAACATACGGATCGAGTATTGGTTTGTATCCTGTCTTGAAATCCACTGGCCCACATACAGGAATAGAATACATGTAATTCCACCTCTCTGTATCAGGATATCTCTTATCTACGACTTGATATTTGTATTTCTGCATTATCTCATCGAGAGTGAGAGTCTTGTAGTATTCCTTGCCATGTCGCCTTGCCCAGTTTGGATGCTGAACACTCCAAAGATGTTCACGACCACACCTTGCCGATGTTCCATCACTGAACGATACCTTGAAACAATCCTTCTCGCCTTGCTCAAATATACGAAGTACTTTTGTTCTTGTTCCGTCTCCGGCAATGACGATATCACCTACATTTAGTTCTCCCATAGTGGACCAACCCTTATCTGTGAGAACAGGCTCCGAGTAAGGCTGGTCTTTACCGAGTCCCATATCATCGCAGTTGAATGTGCGTTTGTGGGTTACCATATACTGAATACCTTTCTTCTGATAGTCGTAAGGCTCAAGTAGAAGATGGTGAGGGTATCGCAACGTAGGCATTCTATCTGCAATACCCTCTGCCTCTGATGGGTCACTAAGATGAACAACGTCTGAAACAATGAAACGGCTTTTGGCATAATAACAGAAAGCATCCATAAGAAGCTTGTCTGTCTTTTGAATATGCCAGCAGCCTGATTTCATGTCGAACCCTGCACTCGGTATCTTTTTCACAAAGCGAACGAGTAAGGTACTATTACCGAAACGCAGCTCGTAATCTGTTTTGTTTTCAGTTACGTATATCTTATTCTCCATCTTTACTTTGTGGCGCAGACGGTCCTGAAGCTTTCGTGTCACAAATCAAGTTGATAACCTGAGGTAGAGCTTCACCACCTGATGTGATGTCTACAGAGGTACCGAAGCCTTCGTCCTTTCCTAGGGTCTGCAGGAAGTAACGGAGCATCTGGCCGTCTGGTTTCTCAATCCATCCGACAAGTTTTCCGTTCTCGACTTTTGGAAGACCTAAAGCGAGTATTCTTGCTTGACCAAGACATTCATCAAACAAACGTTTGCGGTGTTCCTGTACGATTTCTTTGAATTCTGGTTCCCCATTACACCAATTATATATGGTTTGTCTTGTAACGTGAAGTATTTTGCCCGCATCCGACATGTTGCCGTGTGCTTCCTCCATTACTTCACGAAATTCATCTATAGATGGTTTTAATAATTTCATATATCAAACATATTTAATTGTTTATAGTGAACCGGTGGTTTTATGCCATTGATGGCACCAGCATTTATCATGTTGGCAAACCACCAGTTCCTACACGTATTAAACTCCCGCTTCTTTGCTTGTGGCAAATTCCAATCAATATACTCATCAGTAATATCGATTCTGCGAGCGTTTTCTATTTTTAGAGTGCAATACTCGTTATCAATATTGATTTCGTGCCCAAAAGCTGGGGCAAATGCCACATGAAGGTTATGAGACCATATCCAATCTTCACAAACGCCACACAGATAATAAAGTCTAGATTCTTCAAGTTTTAATTCTCTGTTTGGGTTAAGTGGTGTACCACCCCATATTCTTCTGTCGAATTTACCAATCAGACATTTTGTACAATGCTGGCTTAGGTCTATATCTCTAACGAGTTTTAACCAAAGGTACCTATAGTTCCTTTTTGGTCTAAAATATTTGATAACTACCATATCCGTAACTCTTTTAATGTTATTAATCTCGGTCACTCAGTATACAATGAACGTGAAATTTGTAAATCTTGTAATACTTGTCTGACGAGAAATCTTCTCTGTTCAGATCAAGCGGTAAGTCAAAATCTGTTAGACTGCTATGATACAACTCATGAGGAATCTTCACTTTACCTACAAAGCGAGACAACTTGTTGTCAACAAAATCAAAGAATTCTTCTTGTATCTTGCTACCTTTCTCAAGATAGCGAGTGGCAAAGTAATCATAACCTTCACCATACGCTACGTCATATCTTGCATCAGAGCCTTTCTGCTCCAAGAACTTATTAATTTTCTTTGTGCATTCGTTTAGATAGTCCTGATACTCCATATCAGACTTCTTCTCTAGCTCATCCAAAATCTCTTTGTTCTTGATTTCTCGCAGGATAGCTTGCTCGTATTTTTGAATTTCATATGTCATAATCTTGAATCTTTTTAAAGTGTTGTTATATTTATTATTTACACTACAAAGATACAAAATAATTATCAAATATGCAAATATTTAGCAAAGTTTTTTCATCAAAGATGAAAGTTTTTCGCTATTTTTCTTTGTCCTCAATTGTCGGGAATCCGAACAACTCACGGATGTCGTTGTGGCGATGGTAACGCTGATTATTGGGGAGCTTCATATTGAACTCGTAATCTATTGCAGCCATATACTCCTCGTCCGTGAGCTCTCTAGTCTTCTCAACACCTAATCGCCAGTAGGAATCTCTGTCAGAATAGAATACCTTAAATCCAAAATCATCGATTAGCTTCTGCACATCCTCTTTGGAATGGAATTTCTGATAAAACCACTGACCTTCTACCATTATCGCTGTTAAACCATTTTCATCAAGAAAACGAGCCGAGAACATTTCATCTGTTGTATTTCTCTTCTGTGTCATTAAACTAAGGATTGTCTCCTTGCTTCGGCCGCAGAAGAAAATCTTACCTCCCGGCTTACAGAACAACATGAGAATAGCAATAACCGAACGCTCGGCTTCAACGCAATTTACGGAATTGATAACACTTTCTGCTATGCAATAATCAAATTTTCCGTTCTTTTTGACAAAATTGATAAGTTTGGTTATCATCTCTTGCCCCTTCTCCACGCTGATACCCTTGCGGTTATGATTGAAAAACTCTAAACCTATTGCATTCTTATAGCCATATTTCTTTTTGAGCTTGTCGACACACATAGCTTTACCGCAACCAAAATCAAATACAGAAACATCTTTTTGATCCTTTAGAATCCATTTAGTTGCCACGCGATATAGGGTTGACCACTCCATACCGGCTGCTCTTGGAGGTTGAGCTAATCCTTGAACAAAATCTTCTCTGTCTAGATGGTCATAGCTGTAAACGCCATAATCCTTCGAGAAATAAAAATTGTACTTTTCCAAGTACTTTTTATCCAAGATATAGCCATGCACTGGAATATCGAGGATTTGGGCTGCTCTTACATAATTATTTCCAAAAACAACTTGACCATCACAAATAATAGCACTAAGTGCATCACCATAACGGGTGATAAGCATACACATGTCCTTAACGTATGATGCTCCGCTGTTTGGTATGTCAAAATCTTTATTGGAAATATCATCGTAGAATTTTCCGACTTCCAGGTTACCTTTATACGAACCTTTTTCTTTTGGTTCACTTTCGATTCCGTTATGAACTTGATTGAAAAGAATCTCGTCTACGAGCTGTACTCCCGATACGAAATAGGCTGGTACTTCATGAATACCAATAGCTGTTGCAGCTTTTGTACGCTGGTGGCCGGCAACAATGGTCTTGTTGTCACGATTCACGATAATCGGCAGAATAAAGCCGAGGTCGTTAAGACTGCCTTGCAGGTTTACGAAAGCCTCTTGGCTTAACTTTCGTGGATTGTAAGCTGCAGGCTTGATGTCTGAAATCTTGATAATCTCCATAATTATTTCTGATTAAGTTTGTTAAACAAAAACTTTATGAAACCGAAGTCTACTCCAATCTCATCTACATAATTCTCATATTGTTCTACAAGTTCTGCATATTCATTTTTGGTAACTGCTACAGAATTCTTTCCGAACATCAATACATTGATTTTCTTTGCACTCTTTGACAGCTTGTTCTTTTTTACAACTGTATCGTCTTCAGAAGCATCATAAAATAATCCTTCGTCAAAGCCAAAGTTTACAAGATTGATTTGGTCATACATTTTTGTGAGACGATCGAAATCATATTCTCCATACTCTTCGTTGTCTTTAAATATGTACTCCTTTTCCTCTTTCTCTGTTAAGTTTTCTGCTACGGACACCTCGACAACCGGGTCTTTCACCCATTCCTTCCAGTAGTCAACAGCTTGCTCTTGCTGCGATGGAGAAAGCAGCTTCCACTTTTCGTTTTCCGACATTGTCAAAATCCAATCCATAGGAGAACTTTTTAAAATCTCCTTAAGAATATCTGTACGTTGGTTACCTCCAAGTACCATATTCTCCTTATTAATGGTAATGTCACGATAGTAAAGCATCTTTGGGAACAGAAGAATACTCTGCTTTAGACGCGCTTTCTTATCTTTACTAATCTTTCTTGGATTATTAGGATTAGCAATCAGTTCAGTTATATTTATCTTCATTATTCTTCCTCCTCAGTTTTTTCTTCATTATCAGCTTTATATTCAATTCCTAACAAGTATGAGAGAAATCCGTCACCACTTCCAAAATTCTGCTCACAATAATCTGTAAGTGCATCATCGAGCATTTTGTACTCTTCATCGGTAATAGTTACTTCTATATATCCACACTTAAATGATTTTGAGCGAACAACCGTAGTGTCTACTTCCGCATCATTAATCTTGTTATCGTCATAATCATACAGATTCCAAGGTACAGAGCCTACATATTCCTCTATATCATTACGGTCATACTCCTTTTTGAGCACTTCGACATCATCCTCTCCATAATGGAGATTGTCTTTAGCAAGAAACTCCTTTTCCTCTTCCGGTGTCATATCATCGGCTATCTTAGCCGGTACGACAGGGTTGTTCTTCCAGCTATTCCAAAAGGATTTCAGCTCGTTCTGTTTCTCTTCGGGAGCTAGGCGATATTTTGACTGATTTTCCAAGTATTCCTCAATCTCTACATCTTCCATGTTGAGAATGTTCAATAGAACTTGGAGACGCTGATTGCCACCGATAGCCACCTTGTTCTTGTTAACGATGATAGGGCGAAGCTCTAACATCTTAGGAAATACAAGAAGGCTCTCTGTGAGTTTGCCCATCATGAACTCACTGATTGTTCGTGGATTCTCAGGGTTCACTTTCAGTTGTGTTACTTTTATTTTCTTCTTTGTTGCCATATTATTAATCTTTAATTGCTATGATTCCACAAAAATTCAGGTGCTTCCAAAAGGTATCAATCTTCCGAAAACCTGCCATCTTTAACATGCTGATGTTCATTTCTTCTGTGAGAGGGCAGAGTACACCTTCCAAGGACTTGCGCTTGCTTGCTATCTGCTCTTCCGTATATTGGTTCTCTCGTTTCATGTTGTAGTATATGGAAGTGAAGATGTTTCCTATCTCTGACGAGTTGCCCAAAACTTTTTCTACCAAGATGAAAGCACCGCCTTTGTCAAGACTGCTATAAATGCTTTCGATTATCCCTTGGCGGTATTCTACCGGTATAAACTGCAATGTGAGGCATGATAAGATAACAGAGCATCCATTACAGAAACAACCATATCCTATAGGGTGTTTCGTTAGGTCAAGTCTTATGACATGCACATAACCGTCTTCTATCTGTTTTTTGTAGCGTTCTCTGCATTTTGCTAGCATAGGTTCGCTTACATCGCTCAAATAAGAGATAACATCCTTATAATGGTTTGCTATGATGCCCTCTGCTGATAGACCATTGGCACAACCCAAATCAACGAATCGGGTGTTTGGCTTAATGAAGTGCTCTGCAACCTGATCCACAAGCTTACGCATCGTGTGATAGTCCGGTATAGAGCGCTCCAGCATGTCTGTAAATACTTCGGCTACGTCTTCATCAAATTCCCAATTCTCTGACGAAACATTTATGTTGTCACGTTTCTTTGTCCCAATATCGTTACTTTGTTGTGTCATGATGTTTTTATTTAATTGTTACGACTTCAATTCCGAAATAGTCAATCAGAGCATACAGCACCTTTGATGACATCTTCCTTTTTCCGTTTACTATAGTAGATAGGGTACTACCGCTTACGTTTATGCTCTTGGCGATAGTTACCATTTTAACCTCACTTCCCTTTAGGCTTATCTTGACTTTGTCTTCTATGAGGTTGGGGGAGAACACAGAACCTTCTTTACTGAAAGCCAAGTTCAAATGCTTCATTACTTTGATTAGGCTTTCTATAGCCAGACCACGACTACCTTTCAGAAAAGCGTTAAAATTCTGGACTATCAGTCCGCATTCCCTACATACCATCGTTTGGTTAACACCTCGATAGTGCATTCTTTCTTCTATGATTTCATTTATCTTCATAATCTTGTCTAGTGTCAATCTATTATTTGCATCAATACCATGTTTCCCTTATCATGGTAAAACTTGTAATTTATTTGCAAAGATAATCAAAAATACAATTCTATGCAAGTTTTTGATAAGTTATTTTTCTTTTTATGATAAAAAACTTGTTTTTCTCGGTATTTTTGATTAACTTTGCAGTATTAAATTTGATTTTGATTTAATTTTGTGTCCCGCCGAAAGGCAGTTCATAATTTTGAATTTAAAGTGAAATTTATTATTTGCATAAGAACGAGCTCGTCCGTGAGGATAAGCTCTTCTGTTTTTTATATGGGTATGGGCTCTGTAATTTCTTTCTGTTTCTTCATCTTACTTGCCCTCCTTCTCTTCTATATCAAATATAACACTTTCCAACTCACCATTCTCCAAACAACCCAAATCGTACAAACGTCTTGCGGCATTCTCTGCGTCTTCAGATGATGCTGCGTCTAGCGATACCTTGTAGGTGATTTTCTCTACGATTTCAACTTCATACCTTTTCATAATCAAATCCTTTCTAGCTTATAGCTTTATTTTACTTTATCTAGATCGCATATTAAAACGTTTCCGACAATGATGTCTTGTCTACTTGCAGACTGGATAATCTTTGTTACAAAGGTATTCTTTGGAAGACCCAATATTTTCCCTTCTTCATTGACTATTACAAGTCTGTTGTCTCCGAGTCTGATAATCTCAATGTAGCCACCAACAAATCCTTGAAGTTCTTCTAAGGAAAAGTCTGTGCCATTGGATGGGGTTACTTTTCTTCGCTCTCCATCCGTAGTGTAAAGTATTGAATCCATATTTGTTTCATTGTGCTATTTGTATTTTTGTGATGCTTTAAAAAATCCATGCCTAATCTCTATACTTGTTAGCTTCCGTAGCCGGTAAAACGTCCTACAGCGGAACTGACGTTCTCGTTATGTACAGAATCTGGCTTCAGGAAATATTTATAATGAGTACTTCTCTCTAAGTTCTCATGCCAACCAAATCCGTAGGCATCGAACTCTTTTCCGCACCATTCATGTGCGTAATAATATTCATTAGCGTGTATCTTGCCTTCTTCATGAAAGCAAAAATTGTAATAACAGTATTCTGCTGACATGTCGGATTTGTTAGCTTCATAACGAGAAATTATATCTTCTCGTTTCTTTTTGTATTCAGCCAACTTCTGCTGGTACTCTTCCTCGCTGTCGCAAAGATAATAATCTGTGTTAGTCCAATGACTATCCCAATAGGAATTGGAAGACTGATGTATATGATAAATATTCTTCATTTCTTATAACCCTCCATCATTAAAAGTTTGTGTTCTTCTTCGCTGTCACCAACATGACCCAAAGACTTGATAAGATTGAAATTTGAATTTCTCATAATTGTTCCCTTTCTATTTTTTAAGATTAAAATTGTATAATAATGCCAAATGGCTATCGTCCAACTCTCTCCAATCATCAACCGTGTCAAGATAAGCCTTGACTTTTGAAAGTGTAATAGGAACTGATGGGTAGGCAGAACGGAATCTGCGAAGCATGTACTCTGATAATGATTCTTCCATAGCTTTATGAATAACTGATGATTACTATGCGTAAATGAGGTCTATCACATCAGAAGCATTGATTCCATTCATACTATTGTATGTCACATAGAAGTCTTCCTCATCGTCTGCAAGCAGGCCTTCTGCCTCTTCCTTAAATTCGTTAAAGTCCTCATCTGTGTCTTTATAATTCAATGCCTCTCGAATTATTTCCCACGTCTTTCTTTGCTTTTCGTTAAGCGAATTTACATTTGCCTTCATAATCTTTATCCTTAATTGGTTCAACGAATGTTTGCTTACTATTTAAGCGATGGTGGTCTCATACAACTTCTTGGTTGCCTCAAACACCTCTTCGCCCTGGAACATTCCGCAGTCTGCACTCTCGAAGCCCCAGTCCTCTGCGTCTCCGTCAAATATACCATATGCTGAAACTCGGAACAATGTAGGTGCAACTGAAACTACATTGATTGCCATCTTGCCAGATGCTATTCTCATAAGCTCTGAAACCTCATTAACTGTCATTCTCTCGAAACGAGCATAAACTAAATTCTTCATAATCTTTATTTTTAAAGTGAATACTATATTTATTATTTACATTACAAAGATACAACAAATTTATCAGATACGCAAGTTTTTGGGCAATTATTTTTATCAAAAATGAAAGTTTTTTGTAAATAAAACAAGGGAGCACACCTCTTAGATGCACTCCCTTTACGGAACTTGATTTTGTAAATAATAAAAACACATCACTCTTGATTATGGTTAAGGTTCCGTATAAGAAGGAGCTGGCGAAACAACTGGAAACAACTCTATCATCATTTAAAGGACATTCCTTAATGCCCCATTCTAAATTTAATTAAAACATGGTGCCAGCTCCTTTATATCTATCGGTCTAGTCTTACGACAAGACGGTCTTTTGCTAATCTCCTTGTGGTAATGAAACCGCTATCGTTACATTTGATATTGAAGACTATAGTCTTGGCGGTTTCCTTGGCAATTCCTAAGATGGTTTCTGTGAATCCGTAATTCCACATCGTTACATCACCACCTTCTAGTTCTGCAGCTCTTACCGCAGGCTTGCTGCCAATTCCTTGTAAGTATAATGTTTTCATCGCTAAATCGGTTTGAAGATTACATCATTATCATCCGGTCGATCCTCTAGCATACATGGGATGCCGTTGCAGTCGTACTCGTCGAAAAAGCACTGCTTGCATGAAATGTGTGGGTACTCCCTTTTTGTTACGCAGACCTGTTTATTACCTATTTGCACCTTCTCGCCAATGCTCTTTGTTGAAAGGTCTTCTAGGTTAAGACCTTTTATTCCTGATAGTGATTTGAATGCCATACTTTAGTTCTCCATTTTATTGATGTATTCTTGTTTTGCTTCCTCGTAGACTTTTGCTTTGTGCTTGTTGGCGAGGAATTTCTTTACGTTGAACCCGAGTGCCTTGATGCCATCCTCGAAATCCCATGTGTAACCGCATTCCTGATTCCCGAACTCGTATTGTAGAGCACTCTTCAAACCCTCATCTGTAGATAGGAAGTTTCTTCTTTCCTTTTTATGTCTTGCCAACAGATTATCAAATTCGGCTTCGTCAGACTTGCGGATAAAACATCCTACGCCCAACGATAGTATCTTTCCACAATCTTCCTTGCTTGTTGTAAGCCCCCATCTTTTCATCATTTCCTCAAAACTCTGTAGGCTGAAGGCAGCCCCCAAAGGGAAGTCGTTCATTTCCTTGCTCTGTCTGCTCTTCAATTCAGCGTATGTCATAACTAATCCTCCCTGATTTAATGAATGCTGTTGTTGGATTTGAACTCTTCAAGCTCGCTGTCATTGTTGCAGATGTGAGCAATAACGATTTCGTTACCACGGAAGTAGTAATATACGTTGATTCCATCTTCTGCTAGTTCTGGCTGTGAAACTCTAAAGTTCTTGTTCTGTGCTCTCTTTCTGAGTGCTACACTTTCGTTACGAACTTCTTCTACCGTTCCTTCTTTATGAAGTGTAAAACCATTGCCGTTTACATTTGTGAAAATTGCTGCCATAATCTTTGAAATTAAAGTGAATATTATATTTATTATTTACACTACAAAGATAGGTATTTTTTATCAAATACGCAAATATTTTGCAAGTTTTTTTATTAAAAACGAAAGTTTTTTTTGCATTAAAGGAGGTGAGATTTCTCCCACCTCCATGTGCAAAAAACAAATCCACTTTTTCTTCAAGGTTATTTCTTAGCCTTGAGGGTGTTAATGTATTTTTCCATTTCGGAAGTCTTCTTGTCACAAGTATCCATGGCTTTCTTGGTGATTTCTCCCAAGTCATCTGGGAATTGATTCTCCATGAGTGAACCGAGCATGCCAGCAAGGTCATGTGAGTAACATACAGACCTCTCTGAAAGGATCGCCTTAATGAACTCACGTTTGATTGAGTTACGATTCTTCTCTATGATGTCGGTGTTCTTTCGGAATGAGGTTTCGGTATTCTCCCATTCCAAGCCAATCTCCTTTTTGAAAGCTTGCGAAATGAACTTCATAAGAACGGCATGGAAAATCTTGTTCTCGTCACCGGATAATGGCGTGTTAAGCTTAGAATACTCACTCTTAGCCAATGTCTGACGGTAGCCTTCGATTATTTCCTGCTTTGCCTGTTCCTTATAGCGTTGAATCATCTGCTTGCTCTCATTAATCTTTTCTTTTGTATTAATAGCAGCTTTCGCTTCCTCATCTGTTGCTTCTTCCGGAACCATGTATGCGTATTTGGTTTCTCCCGACATCTTGCCGAAGAAACATACCTCATAAACCTTTTCTGTCGTTCCGTCTGCAAGATTGCTGTCGAATACCGCCTTGAACTTGTCGTAGCTCTCCTTTCGGACTCTGTAGTTCTCATCATCTGTGAACTTTGTCTTGTCTGGCTCCAAAGGAGGGTAAACGTAGTTTCGTTTGGTGTAATCCTTCAGTTCGATGCCGGCATCGTGTGCTGCTTTGATGAACTCCTCGCAGTCCTGACCCTTGTAGATACATGGAAGGCCACTCTGCTTTGCCTCACGGAAGATGAACTCTTGTGTCTTCTTGTTGAAACATGATGGATTCATACATCTGTCACGGCTTTCGTTGTATTCTTCTGGCTTGTTCTTCGTGTTGAGTGGGCAACCTTCGCAGTTCTTTCCGCATGAGAAGCTTTCGTCAAGCAACGAGAAACGTGCAGTATCGAGATACTTCATCACGCACTCATCAATCCATTCGTGAAGTACGTCCATAGGAAGAATCTTTCTCGTCCAACGTTCAATGCACTCTGGTGCAAACTTCTCTGTAAAAAGGGTTTCTTGCTGCTCCTTTGTGAGCTTGCAGATGTCAAGAAGATGGACAAGGTAAAGCGTTCCGTTTCGCATCAGGTCAATATAACCTTGCGTGATGTTGGAGAGATTGATTCGGCTGATAACGTATGAGGAAGACTTGCCAAGCATTTTGGCAATTTCTTTAACCTTCATGGTCTTGTCCTTTGTGAGTTTCGAGAATGCGGCTGCCTCCTCAATAGGGTCTACGTCTTTTCGCTGTAAGTTCTCGATAATCATGGCCGCAAACGCTTGCTTGTCGTCAAGATCTGTACGGACAATAGCTTGAATCTCTTCTAAACCCGCCAGCAATGATGCGCGGTATCTGCGCTCTCCGCATACGATTTCGTATTTCTTCCCACTCTCTTTCGGTGCCTTGCGGATAGTGATAGGCTGAATCAGGCCGTTCTCTTTGATATTCTCTGCTAATTCCTTGAGACTTTCCTGGTCGAAAGTCTTACGTGGATTCAATGAACTTGGGCAAATGTCTGCCAATGAAATAGTCTTTACTTGCATAATCTTTTGAATTTAAAAGTGAATGTTTATTTATTATTTGCACTACAAAGATAATCATTTTTTATCAAATACACAAATTTTTAAGCAATTATTTTTGTGTAATATGAATATTTTTATCTCTGATTTATAGTTATATATCTATATTGGCTAAAGTTTTTCTTTAATCTAGCCAACTCAGAACTTTCTTTGGTGATTCGTCTTTCCATGAGTTGAATACATAATCGTTAATGAAATTCTCGTAGGAATATACCGTACACGTCTCATTAAACTCGGACTCGGCATCTATATCCTTCTCGTTATATTCCATTGGCATGATTATACCCTTGAAATTCTCACCTTCTACCAGTACCGATTTTAATCTGTCATAGAAGGCAAAGGTTTGTTCCTTTCCAAAGAGAGAAATCGTCTTTAGAAAACGCAGCAATGTGTTCACGTTCAGTCCGACACCGCAGATAACGACCCGGTCTACATCCATAGCCGATGGTTTCTTGCTGTGCCATATACAGGCGTTCTTCAACTGCTCTACGTCAATTTGCATTTCTGTGTGCTTGGCATTCTCGGATGGTAATACGGAATCTACATTTGGGTATCTTCCATCGATTTCCATACCTTCTAAGAGAATAGTCTTGTCTTTCAAGCGTGGTACGCTCTCATTGTAAATGATGAGAATGTGGCCATCGCTTGCATAACAGCGGTTTTCTTCGAAGTGTATACCATTCATTATCGGTCTTAGCACATCCTTTGCACAGATGTTGTCAAACATTGACTTAATAATCTTCTTGTCCATATCTTTATGAATTAATAAACTTGTGCTTGCATGTAATCCAACATTAACTCTTCTTGCTCCTCAAAGTAGCAATACATATCGTAATTTGATATTGCATCATCTACGCCGGAAGCCTCTGAGTCTAGCAAGGCATATTTCTTTTCAAGCTTTTCTACTGCCTCCCATGTTTCCTTGCAAGGATGCTCACGCAAATCGTGCTCGGCACCCTGCAAGTCTTGGTTCAGCAACTCCATTGCTTTCTGCAACTCTAACTTTCTTTTCTTCAAATAACTTAATGGTCTCATAATCTGTGAATTTAAAAGTGAATGTTTATCTTATTATTTACACTACAAAGATAGGCATTTTTTATCAAATATGCAAATTTTTAGACCTTTATTTTTATCAGAAATGAAAGTTTTTTCTAGCTTAAAACTATCAACCGGTAACCTTGTCTTTTTGCTTCATTTCCGAGAATGGTATTAACCTCTTTTTGTGAAACAGAAAGAGTTACCCTTCCGTATTCATCAGTAAACTCATGATAGTTATCACATAGGGTTTTGGCAATCCGTGCATCGTCAAAATAGAAAAAGAGGAAATCACATTTCTTTTCACAGACAAGCGGAATGTCTTCTTCTTCATCTTCCCTTATGTGAGCATTTCCGTAGCGGACGAGGAAATCTGCCAGGTTGAATGCTGAGGCTCCTTTGCCGATGGCCGCATAAAGGAACATTTTTTTAGCTCTTTCCTTATCTTCGTCGCCGCAGTCTGCCTTTACGACAAGATTGCAATTACTAGCCCAGTTTGACCATCCTACGCTATAATTGTAGAAGGTACTTCCATCCATCATATTCTTGATGTTCTTACAATCTTTCTCGGTGAAGTTTCCGAGCTTGTCAAAATACAATTCTTCCATGATTCTATTATTTTTTATAAATGAGTGAATTAATTTCTTATTCCGGCTTTTGCACTTTTGCAGCCATCTTAAAATACTCTTTTCTGGTAATGGTATGTCTGCCGGCTTCCTTTAGAAGAGCTAAAGCGAAATCTTCATTTGAGACCTTCAATGCTTTCAACGTACCTAGATCTGCATGACAATTCTCGTCAGCCACGCAAAGGGGTATGTAACCCTCATGGGGAAAGTTTCTGCGACCAATATTCCAAATGATATAACCATGAGGAAATTCAGATACAATCTCAAAGGTATGGATAGTTCCATATCCGTTATTGTCTACAAATTTTTCCATATTATTAAACTTTGAATTTATAAATCACACTCATACGTGTATTGTTTCTTAAGCTTCTCCAGCGCATTCTCTGTAACATAGTAGATGTTATCGGAGTACTCACTCTTCTTGATGCTACGGCTTTCCTTCAGTTCTACCTTGTGATTGAATGTCAATTCGTAGCGGTTTGCAATGCTCGTAATCAAAAAGTCTACCTCACGCTTATGTTTATCCAGCTCGGTCTCTTTGTATTCGCCACGCTTGATAAACTCGTCCTTGTTCGTTTCCTCGATGGTTGCAACCATGTTGCCTTGAATCGTGATAGTTTTTGCTCCCATAATCAAGTTAGTCATCGCTGTCAGATTCATCTTGTCCCCTCAGTTCCCATTGGTTGCAAATCCAACCTTTCTTGGCAAACATACAAGTATCACTATCTATACAATTATGACAGCTGTTTTTCCAATTAGGACCTGCTAACTTACGATATGTATTATTTTTCTTATCCATAATCTTTGTTTTCTAAAAATTGTAGTTATTTGTTTGGTAAGAGTGCATCACGAACTTGTGACACACCCTCAAATAACACTTTAAAATACTCTATGGCTAATAAGCAAGCCATATTATCAGAGAAGCTGTCAGCAATCCTGCACCGAAAAGCAATGCACTTGCTGTTGCTTCCTTTATTTCTTCAGTACCCCAATTCAAGGGGTTCATCATATCTTTTTCTTCTGTCTTCATACCGGTTCCTCCTAGATTTCAAGACCCTTAATCTTTTCCATGAAACGGGCATTGTCTTTCTCTGCCCATTTGTTTTCAACGCGATAGATAATTCTACCAATATCGGTGCCGTTTCCTCCGTTATCCCATGTAGTATAACGGTACTCCAAACTTACGATGTAATCAACAGAATCTTCTTTCTCGTTGACAACTGGCTTGATAATACCTTCTATATGAATGTTCTTGAATATCATAGGCTGCATAAAGAAGTTGCTACCTAAGATCTTGATGTATTCCTCGTTTCTGTAGTCTTTAGCTACTCCGAGGGTAAACTGGCAGTTAACACCAAGTTTAAGCATTGTAGACTGAACATCGGTTACGATTGCGTTTAAAATATTCTGATTCTTCATAATTTTTGAATTTTAAAATGATTTATTATTTGCTTTTTTATTCTCTTGTTTTAGATTTCTATCATCATGCCTTTCTCGTATTTGCATACAACGAAAGCATCTGTATTGTTTACCTTGTTGCATTTTGCAGCAAGTTTCTGGGCTTTTTCTTTGTCGACTAAACTTTTAACAAGTTTACCGCATCCTTTTTTTACTACATAAAACATTTCCATAATCTTTATTTTTAAAGTGAATACTATGTTTATTATTTACACTACAAAGATACAACAAATTTATCAAATACGCAAGTTTTTGGGCAATTATTTTTATCAGAAATGAAAGTTTTTTATAAACAAAAAGCCCTCGCCCTATCGTTAGGCGAGGGTATATAATAAAACCTTAAAACTATGGAACATTTTATCTCTGGCTTTGCCGTCGATACTTACTGAATACCCAACGAGCTAAAACACTCGCCAGTATGACAAGAACAATCCCAAAAGAGGTGAGAGCGATGTAAAGTGTCTGCTTGGATTCAGACACGGATTGCTTCTTGTCGGTTGAACATTCTGTTTCCTTTCTCTTGTCTAAGGTCGCAGAAGAAGAGTTTTGGGATTGTGTTTCCTCATTCTCTTTCTCTTTGGAGACCTCGACTGATGTTTTATTCGTTATTCCTTTTTGTGCTATTTCCTTTGAGGTGCTACGTCTCTCAATCTTTGTCTGTCTGATTCGCTTTTTTACCTTTGGCTTAGTATCGTCTGTATTGTCGTTAGTATCATAGAAGGTAGTCTCTGTAATAGTGATCGTCTCACTATTCTCAGAAGACACCTCCTTGCACTCTGTGGCCGTGCTTACGGAATCAGATTCAGACTTTGTTCTTTCGGCTGCTGATGTAGAACTAGTCTGTTCGGAAGTATTCTGCTTCTCGTTAACCATTTCTTTCTCCTTGACCTTTTCTGACGATATATTCTTGCTGCTGCCGCAAGATACAAACATGATGATAGCAAACCATGCCAGACACGAAATCACAAACACGGATAACACACCATGGTAACTTCCAAGAAAGTTCATAAGGTTATGCGTACCGAAACGTGACGCTCCGGTCTCCTGGCTACTTCGCTCTTTGCATAGGGCATTGAATAACTTGTTTATGACTTTTTCCATGATGATATATTTTAATATGGATAGCTTAAATTCTCTGCTTTGATGTCTGAAAGAAAATCAACAAACTCGTTGGCCGTAGACTTTGCTTCTTTGAGATTGTGGAAGGAATAGTTACCACACTCCTTTGGTGAACTTCCAGGTATCACACCTTCATAGTCTGCAATGACTATGAACATATCCCTGACTAGGTCTATCATCTGCAAACTATCGTAGTCTCCATTGAGAATGAGGTAGAAACCTGTCAGGCATCCCATTGGACCGAAATAAACTACCTTTTCTTTCCATTTGCTGTCGTTGCGTAGTATTGTCGCTCCAATATGTTCAATGGTGTGCGAACATTCAGGAGTCATCATGTCGTAGTTCGGCTTCTTGATACGAATATCAATAGTTGTGATGATTTCACCTTTGGAAGTAACATCTTTACGAGAAACATAGATTCCTCGGTCTAACTTCGTGTGGTCCACTTTAAAACTTGCAATTTTACTCATACTAATTCCTCCAATATTTTCTTTGTGCTGTTAAACGACCATTTAGCTACACATTTCCAAAAATCCTCATACTGCTCTTCTGCGCAATTATCACTTATGATTCGGATAGCCACAAACGGAACCTTGTAGCGATAGCAAGTCTGCGCGATGCTGCAACTCTCCATGTCTACAACAGAAGCCAATGGATATGTTGCTTTAAGCTTTGCCTTTACTTTCGGGTCAATAATGAATTGGTCACCACTGAGGACACCGGCTATTCTTACGTTGTGTCCTAGGATTTTCCCGATACGGACACATAAATCACCCTCGGTGTTGATGCCAACCTCTAAGGGGGTGAATGTACTAGGCATTCCTTGTACTTGCCCTTTGACAAGTTCTTTTCCACAGAACACATCATGATAATGATACCATACTCCCATAATGGTATCGCCTGAATGCAAATCGTCATCTAGTGAACCAGCAACTCCGGTAGATAAAATAAAGTCAGGTTCGTAGAGTGTAATCATTTCAGCCGCTCCCAATGCTGAGTTTACCTTGCCGATTCCGCACTGCTGTATGACTACTTCATTCTTGCCGACCTTACCGACCAAATAGTCGAAAACTCTGCCATGTTCGGATTGTCCTTCGGAAATGAAGCCTTTCAGTAACTCCATTTCCTTAGACATAGCTACTAATATTCCAATCTTCATAAGCCAAATGCTTTTTTAATGTAATCTACAGAATCAAGCTTTTCCCATGTGAAAAGTTCAACTTCGATATTCTTACCTTCGATTTCCTTGTTCTTCTTGCAAGGAGTTCTGCCCATGTGCCCATAAGCAGCAGTCTCTTCATAGATAGGCTGATTGAGTTTCAACTTCTCAACGATGGCTCTAGGACGCATATCAAAAAGTATCGAAATCCATTCAGCAATACCTTCGTCTGTCATTTCTACATGTGAAGTACCATAAGTGTCAACGCAGATGCTAACCGGCTCAGCCATGCCGATAGCATAGGAAATCTGAATAAGCATCTTATCGGAAACACCTGCAGCGACCATATTCTTCGCGATATAACGAGCCATATAAGCAGCTGATCTGTCTACCTTACTACTATCCTTACCTGAGAAGGCGCCACCACCATGAGCTCCAGCTCCTCCGTATGTGTCTACGATAATCTTACGTCCGGTGAGGCCTGTATCACCATTAGGACCACCAATAACAAACTTTCCTGTCGGATTTACAAACAACTTGAAACCCTTATCAAACATATTGACAATAGTGTCGTCTTTAATCTGTTCCTTGACTTCTTGCAGTACATAGTTCTCCACATCGTATGCAATCTGTCTCTGCATATCCGCATCAGCTTCCTCTTGTGTCATCTTTTCCGATGGCTTGATGAAGTCCTCATGTTGTGTGGAAACCACAATAGTATCAATGGCAAATGGGTTATCGTCTCGGTATTCGATTGTTACCTGGCTCTTGGAGTCAGGACGTAAATACTTCATACCACGACCATTCTTTCTGATGAAAGCGAGTTCCTTGACAATCTTTGTGGCGATGTAGTGGGAGAGTGGCATGAAGGTGTCTGTCTCATTGGTTGCATAACCGAACATCATGCCTTGGTCTCCGGCACCTTGCTCTTCCTTTGACTGACGGGTAACACCACGGCTTATGTCTTCACTCTGCTCATGCAACAGATTGATAATGCTGCAGCTCTCACAATCAAAGTTATTGCCATACTCCGTATAACCAATATTCTTTATTGTCTCTCGAACAACCTTGGAAACATCAACATGTGCGGAAGACTTCACCTCTCCGGCAATAACCACCTGATTTTTCGTAACTAAAGTTTCGCAAGCCACATGAGCATTAGCATCCTTTGCAAGATAAGCATCAAGGATTGCATCGGAAATCTGGTCTGCGACCTTATCAGGATGTCCTTCTGATACTGATTCGGATGTAAAAAGTTTCTTTTCTTCTATCATGATTCTATGTTTTAAGCGATTTCTTTTCCGTTGTTGGCAATAAGTTTGCCATATTGAATGTTCTTAACACGTCTGAGCCAGCCGTTGAGGTTAACCTCTTGCGATGGGTCGTTTTTCACGATTTGATGAAAGTAAGCTATACGCTTTACTTTTAACGCATCGAAAAGTACCCACTGACCTTTCCTATAATTGTTGATAGCTGAAACCGTAGCAGGTCCCATGATTCCATCTTGCTTTGTGCCTACGCAACCTTGGATGTATCTCACAGCTCGGCTTACACCGCTGTTGTAAGCAAAGTCTACTAATAGATTTGCTACACTCTGGTTCTTTATGTGGTCACCCCAACAAGCATCCCAATAATTGAGTTTGAAGACTCTGTTGTAGTCCTCTTCTGTCAATAGCTTGATGTCCTCTGCAGTAATAGCTCTATCGCCATTCTTGTCGTAACCAACCTTTTTCCATGTTGCAAGCGTAATGCCGTATTTAGTCGGTCCACCTCTATCAGACCTATGGTTGGTGTACTTGCTAGACTCAAAGCTAAGAACGAACTTTGATAATTGTCTTGAATCTGCCATTATTCTTCTGTTTTAAATTCTTGTTTATGTTCACTTCGCTCTCCAATGGTCTTTGTCAGACCAGCAGAAACGAATAGGGTAGAGATACTACCAACGTATGCACTGATACCCATGAGGTCTGTCTTGATTGTCCCATAAGTGATAACTTCCCAAATAAGGATAAACACTACGGACAACAACATCAGGCAACCAATAAGCGTAACTGATACCAAGAAGAATGCCTTACTTGAATGTCCGCTGTTTACCTTTATGAGTTTAGTGAAATAATCCGCTATCTTTTTCATATCTCTTCATTTTCTCCATCGGTTCGGTCTACGTATTGGTTATTTTCCCTTTCAACCCTTCTGATAAGCTCTTCTCGCTTTCTTGGAGGCTTTCTTTTGGAGCATCCATTTACTTCGCATTTATTCCATTCCAACTCTGCATTAAGCATCTGTAAGTCATGGTTCTTGCTTTCGAGGTCGCTGATGGAATCTCGTAAAACGTTAAGTTTGTCATAAAGAGAATCTATCTTGGCATCCTTTGCTTTGATTTCTTCTTCCTTATTCCGTACATCTTCATCACGCTTCTCGCAAAGTTTCCGCCAGCCATCGGCAGAAGTAGCAATAGCTTTTCCTTCTTCCTGTGATGCCTCGGCTGCAGCTTTACGTTTGCGGATACTGAAAAACAGTGCGCCACTCAATACGGGAATGACTCCTGTATTTATGATGGTGAAGATTTCTACGATGTTCGAAATTGACATATTTTCTTTTTTGCTACAAAGTTACTTTAATCTTTGACAAGATAAATAGAAATGGGGACTAACTTACTACAAATTGAATTGTAGTGTTAGTCCCCTATTAACATGACAAAGTAGTCTTACCTAGTTCCGCTATGCCCAATGCCGCCACCTCTGTTAGGGTAGTCATCATCAAACTTCTCTGCCTCTTCCATATCACATGTGTATGTGTTATAGAATGTAAGTTGGGCAATACGGGTACCTTTCTTGATAGTAAACTCACCATCATCATTCTTTATTACCACGTTAAGTTTATCCTGGTATGCCGGGTCAATCTTTCCCGAGATAACATCAGCATTAAAGCGGTGCTTTCCGTAGCGTTTCTTCCAATATGGAATTATACCGAAAAGTTTTCTTTTTTCTTTCCATGCTCCGTAGCCTTCAAAGCCTTTGGCAGAGAACCCACTACGCGATTCTATCTTGCATTCGATACCAAATGGAAGTTGTATGCCAAATCCTAATGGTACCATCGTCCTAGAATGAGCAGATACCTTGATGTCTTCTGGTGCATACACATCATAACCGATTGCGTATTCATCAGACTTCGTTGGAGCAAAATACTCCTTTGAGAGTGGTATGAACTTTATCGTTCTTTTCTTTTGGTATCTCTTTCTGTTTCTGTGTATTTTATTAGCCATTTTTCTTTCTGTTTAACTGATTCTGATAATCTCCTAAAGTTTCCATAAGTCGGTTGATGGAATAAGTATCAAATGACTTGCGCCAATTTTCCGGCTTATAGTATTTCACATCATACCCAGCCAATCGCTGTAATTCCTTGTTGATATCAAGTATCTTCTTTGTTGCATCTTCACGAAGAGCTTTTACAACAACGAAGATAGATGATAATACTTCACTTGTCTGCTTGTCTTCTCCTAGCATAAATGAACCATTATAGATAGACAGCTTGTTGTTCCATGTTGAAACTCTTGTAATAGTATCATTGTTAACCTTTACAGAACCGAGAACAAATTCCTGATCCCTTCCGATAATTTTAACTAATTCTGTCTTATAATCAAAATCTTTTGCCATAATCCTTGAATTTTAAAGTGTTGTTATATTTATTATTTACATTACAAAGATACTCAAAAATTATCAAATATGCAAACTTTTTGGCAATTATTTTTAGCAAAAAAGCATTATTTTTTAGTTACGTTGAACTTACTTTCCAATCGGTCTACACCCATTTTCTCTAACTCACACTCTTTCACTTCTTCATCGAAATGCCCGAGCTTTAATGCTTCCAAGCAATAATAGTCTCTGAATTTTTCATCGGATAGCTTCTCGTTTATTGCAATATACGCTTGCTCTGAAGCGTAGTTATGAGTAGGGTGGAGGTCATTTTTCTTATAATGAATCTTGCTGTCTGAAAAAGCATACATGTTGCATGCAGCAACATCAAGGGTCGCGTCCTTGTATTCCTTGCTGAAATCTATGTGATATTCATCTTTGTAAAGCTGAATATGCGCATTGAAAACTTCATTATAGAAGTTAATCATTGCCCTAGCTGTTTCTATCTGTGCTAAGATTTCACAATTTTTCATGCCTTTTCGCTCAAAGTAAAACTTAAACGTAAGAGTTAAGTCGAGTAGCTCTTTTTCCATACTTCCATAAGCCTTGTTGCATGAGTCGTACACTAGACACCTTGCTCTTCTCTCCATATTCTCCATAAGATAGTTGTTGTACTTCTGAAAATCCTTTTTGATAGCTTCCAGATACTTCTTATTGAGAAATTTGATTTGGTTCTGCTCATCATACCAGTCGTAGACCTTCATAAATTCCTGTTCGGCTATGTATCTGCATACCATCACGATTGTGAAGAATAAGTCTTGGCAGTTCTTTCGCGCGAATTCTTTTACCTTCGGGTCAAGTAGCTTTTTAAGATTCATGACCACTGTTTGCTCAACATAATGATGCTGGCCGCTATTATTCTTGAATATTACCATTTCCGTATTTTTTAACTATTATACTGATGATGTCTCCGATATTCTTTGATTTTTCAAAGTCTTCATCAGTGATCTCAATTTCGAATGTAGCTTCAATCTCCAAAGCTACAAGAGCCTTGTCAATAGAGTCGAAACACATATCTTCACAAGTACTATCCTTGGTTACTTGCTCACCGATAATATCTGTAAAGATGCTCAGAACTTTTTCTTTTATTTCCATATCAACTGTATCATAACAAACATTAACCACATAGTGATAAGAGCTCCGACAATGCCAAAAATGTCTGCCCAAAGGTCATCAGTGTCAACATTCTCTTTCATCACCAACTTGTCTACGACAATCTCCTTTAAGAGTCCTATGATAAAAGTAGCCAATGCAGCCCAACACCAACTTCCCCATACACCACACATAATTTCCATAAGTATGAAGCTTACCACGAAATGTAGTAGCTTGTCAGATTGAATACTACAAAGCCAACCTTTAGGCTTTACGTAAATAACTTGCCAAAAATAGCTAATAATTTTCTTTGTCATCTTAGTCTTTTTATTTGAGTATGTTATTTTTCTGCCATTTTAAATACATTAATAGGCATGTAATCACGATCGATAACAGTATCATGGTCTAAGAGAAAGAGACCAGCGATAGTGTATTTGCATGCCTTCTTGTTGTTCTTTCCGTCCATATCCTTGTATCGGCTGATGCACTCACAATATGCTTTGTTGCCATCTACACCAATAGCAATGAAATCGGCAACTGATTGAATATGGCCGCAGGACGGACAGACAAACTTGAAATTATCAAAATCATCGCCAAAGCGAGATTTCAACTCTTCCATCCAATCATCTACTTTCATTATATTCTGTTCGCCTTTCAAGGATGGCTGCTTGGAGTCCTGATAGTAATTCATATACCAATAGTCTCTATGTTTCTCCCAACCATTCAATACTTCATCACGAGATATGCCCAAAACCTCTGCATACTCTTCGGCTCTATCAAGAATCCACTTGTACTTATCGCAGTACTTATGGGTGCATTTCGACATTTTTATGCATTTAGTCTTAATGCCCATACTTAAACTGATTGGGTTAGTTTCTGGTACATGCCGAATAAACTCATGGTCGCAACCATTTGGGTTAAAACACCCTTGCCCCTTCCGGCAGTCACGTTTTACTGCCTCTGTTAATTTCTTCAATCCAGTTTCCATACGCTTTAAAATTTATGATTTTTACAAACTTCGAAACATGAAGTCTTGCATTTTCGTTTCATACACCAACCACTAGCCCGATTGTCATTATCAACATCATACCAATAGCAGTTGCCGCAGAATTGATATACTTCATCAGGCATACGCTATTCTTTTTTATCTTCTGGCTTTTCAATCAAGAATCCGATGCCAGCGTGAATATTACCAAGCTTATACCACTTCTGACTGAGAGTCATCACATAGCTGCTGAAAGCATTCTCTTCGATATCCAACTCGAAATCTTCGTCAGTATCAGGATCACCGTGTCTGATATAACCCTTGCCAGGAGTATAGACGAGACGGTAATAAACGCCATCCTTGCATAGGTACAGACCGCTATTCTTGCAATCCGAACTCCACCATTCCGGCTTGCTAACGTAGCAAAGCATCACATCACCATCGTAGATAGGGATATTCGATTTCTTACCATCGTTCTTGCCTACATAGTCATTGGCATCGACGCTATCTACCTGACGGGCAATAGTCATCAATTCATAGCCGTTTTTTATCATTTCGGCTATCTCGATATACGTAGTCTGCCATTGCAGGTCAAACTCCTGCTGAAAACACTCACCATTCTTAAGAAAGATTGCGAGGATATTCTGCTTCCTGTCCCCGTCGTTGGCAGGGGCAGTCTTGATGATGCTGTTCAATGCGTGCAGTTTACGGGCTTCCTTCGCCATGCTTACCATGGTGTAGAAATAACCGTCTGGTTTATCATCGACGCACCAATACTGTCCGCAAGCTATCTTGCGAAGGTAGCCGTACATATCCATTGCTTCACGCTCCGGTATATTATGCTGCTGGCATACGAACTTATATTGGTCGGGGTAAATGCTTCCCACCAGGTCGCTGAATGCCTGCATATTCTTAATGGCGCTTACATATTCTTCTGTTTTCATACGCTATTTTTCACTATTAATAAGATCCTCATATTCACCAATCGTGATTTCCGTGAAATCAGGGTTGCACTTCTCGGCACGAATGCTATTATCGAAGAAGGCAAAGTAACGGTCATTGCAGCGGAGAAGCTGAGTAATAGAGAAAGAACCGACTTCACCGATACTTACACCCAGTTCCTTCAATATATCGAAATGGCTGGTGACAGCCTTGTAGGAGGCAAGAACGGCAGCGATAGCCTTACCCTGCTTGCAACGCTTGTTTGGCTTTATTGCTACGTAATGACCATCCTCAAACATTCGGCTATCTATCTTTCTCCATGCCTTTTCATCCAATGTGTCGAAACGCTCAGATGGTACCCAGATGGCGGTTATCAGATACTCTCGCAGCAGACTGCGGTTAGGTTGATAACCTTGCCACTTCTCAAACTTGAAGCCAACGGCTTCATCCACTCTCTTCATGTAGGCCTGGTATTCTTTTTCTTCAGCTTCGAGAATACCTTTAATGTAGTCGTAAGCCTTTGTTCCTTGTTTTGCTTCGTATAACATACGCTATTTTTTTGTTTTGTATTTAAAATGCGTCTTTAATATCGCACCCGGCTACTGCCTTGTATTCTGCCTTGAGGAAAGCTATCTCATCTTTCAGGTGCTTGATTTCTACGTTAGGCTGCTGCTTCTCAAGAGCCTCCTTCCAGTTGCGGTAGGAATAATAGAACTTATCGCACAACTTTAACTCCTCGTTGGTGTACTTTTGCTTATGCAGGCATGGCGCTCGTTTCACCTCATTCAGTCTACCATTCTCTGTGAGAACGATCAGCCCAGCATAATCGGGAAGAAGGGGAAGTACTTTTCCACTAAGGTACCATGGTACACAATAGTAAAAATAGTTCGGTCGGCGGTGCTTCTCATCCCCATTCTTCAGTAGTTCATGCTTCTGCCACTTGTGGGTGAAATCGTTCTTGAAATCAGCAAGGGAGATTTTGCATTCCAACTCATACCAATATCCGCTTCGAGTCTTGATGAGCATATCGCTCTCCCAACCGAACACGTAAAGGTTTTCTACGATGAACGTAGGGTTCGATTTCCAGCCGCGCAAATGCTGCTGAAGAAGCAGTTCTGTTACGATTTCCTTGGTAAGGAGCGATGTTTGTTTACGCTTTATTCCCATATTATTTTTCCTTTCTCTTCTTGATGATGGTACCCTTTTCAGGGCTGTCGATTGTGCAGAAGGATTGCTCTGCCATATTTCTGATAATTTTCTTCACGCTCTTTCTTTTCGGTACAATTTAGACTTTTCCAAACCTGCTTCCAGTTTGTTTCGTTGGATTTCTTCATATCGACGCGAACAATACTTGAAAGTGGTATCGTAATATGCTTACGGGTAAATCTACGATAAATCTCTACTACTGGGACAAGCTCTTCTGTTTTGAAATCCTGCGGTATGCCGATTTTATCACCATAGTACTCGCAACGTGTAACGCTTTCCGAAACTCCGTTGTCTAGGCAAACTTCGTCGCCATTGATAAGATGAAAAGTTACATCTACCAAGCAACAACTCTTTTTCTCATAATAAAGTTCATCTAAAGTTTCCTTTAGAGTATCTTTCAATGAAGGAGGTATGGTTTCAGACACCATCGCCCCCTTGATACCTATTATTGTTTTTAACAAATAATCTCTTTCTACCTTTGTCATAAAACAAACTTTTAAATTAGTCTTTTTATTTTTTTGTGCTGTATAATTTGTTTGTACCTAAAAGGTCTTCATTTCCTACATAAGGGATGCACTGAAGAAATGCAGCACCACCAACCATTATATGAGCTCCGTCCTTATTCCGATAAGCATACTGGAAGAGATTCCAAGCATTACTTTCGTAGCAAGTTATGTTCTTTGCAAGGACATAGTCCAAAGCTTTGAACTTGAATGATTTCATTGCATGTTCGACTATAAACTTTTCAAAAATCTTGCATTCGTCAGCATTAGCCTCGCGAAATCCATAGCAATCTTTATCTGAAACAGTAAACGAGCCTTCTTCGTAGTCGTAGCCATTTGTACTATTACGAGGACACCATGATACGTTACTCTCAAAAGTATACTTACCTCCTTTTGCTTCCTTCAACTTGGCAATGTATGCAAGTTCGTTCTCCATCTCGAAATAGTATAGTTTACCTGACACTTGTAGTCTTACAACTTGCTTCTTCTCAGCATCCCAAGCCTTTCCATCCTTTTCAATAGCGTCAAAGAGTTGTTGCTTCTCGGAGTCAGTGGCAAGATGAATATTGCGGTCTCTTTCTATCGTATCAAGTACATCGTAACTGATATGATTATTGTTTATATTGAAAAAAACATAAGAGTTTGCACGACTTTCACCTGTATTTAAATCCCCATTTAGTATGAAAATACATTTAGAATAACACATAGAAGGAACAGCATCCGTTACTACAATATCTCCATCCTTGAACTCTATCTGCTTCTCAACTTCAAGTGTCTCTTTATTGAGTTTGCCACCCAATTTTTCCTCTATAGTGTTGATGTAGGTCTGAGCCGCATCTTCTGCCTCAATACCTTCAAAATCATTGGTGTTAAAGACAGTTGTACCATTATCATATTCAAATTCTTCATTATCATTGATAATTAGACAATGAAGACCTGCGAACTTTGTATAACTATCATTTACCCAAGATTTAAAAAGGACTTCTCTCTTTCCATCATTACTTACTAACACATCGCCTTTCTTCCAGGCGAACTTATTCCAATCTTGCATCGTTTCAGAAGGCACCAAAATAACCATTCCATCTTCAAAACTAACAAGAGTTCCCTTGGATGAATAATGGAGCTTCTGTAATCCGTTTTTCTCAAAAGTACAGCATACTATATTACAACCATCAATAACATTGTTAAGAAAGACATCTGTACCTCTGACCAAATCATGCAATTTTGTTCCTTGTGGCTTTCCTCTAAGGATAGCCGGAATGTTTGTTGTTTCATTCATAACTTATTGAATTAAAGTGATTTATTATTATTTGCACTGCAAAGATAAGAAAAAGTTATCAAATACGCAAATTATTTGGCAATATTTTTAATCACATTTGATATTTTTCCTACGAGACCACATTTCTTCGTTTCAAAGAGCTTTTTGATGTTTGGCAATCTACCTTCATCCAAAGCCTTTTGAAGGTCTTCTCTGCTCATTGCCTTTTCCCTCATTTCATAATTCTCCTGTTCTTCGCGGGCCTTTCGGTCTCCTTCCTCCTTGACGCAATAGTCATGGTTTCTATCTTTCAAGAAATCCTTGAAGGCTACTAAAATCTTCTGAGGGTCTACAGAACCATAGAAGATACCATATTGCCCTGCTCTAAGGCGAGCACAGAAGAGGATAAACTCAACCATCGTAAGGGTAGGAAACATGGTAAGTATCTGTTCGCCTACAGCTCTAAGCTGGTTAGGTGTGATTTTGTTCTTGGCTCCCACAAAGTCTGATACCACAAGCAAGTGTGCGTTCATAAACGAGATTGCTGCCCCTTCGTTGATTGTTCCGTCAGCAGCATATGCCGACGGATAAGCCTCATTCAAAATGCAAAGTGAAGGGGACTTAATCTGCTCGCATTGGTCAACGGAACGGCAAGCACCACAGATTACATCCTGCAAATCCGTATTAAAGGAAGTCAAAAGGGTCGTAGCCTGATAATTGTCTCTCAGACTTTGAGCCTTCTGGCTTACCTGCTTTGATCCATTGTTCTCGTTGTTCGTCAAGTTTCTTGACGTTAGCCATGATAGCTGCTCTCTGACGCTCACTATCAAGTCTGTTTCTTTCTTGTTCTGTCGTGCAATTTGATTTTCCATTTCTGTTGTTTTTTATGTCTTGAACTATTTCGTTATATTTTGATGTGATGTTACTGATAGAGAAATTCTCTAGAATCCACTTCGTCTGTATCATACTTAGCAATTCCTTGAATGCCGATAGTAGACTATCATCGTCAACACTCAAAGGTTTTGTTCTTTCTGTTCGGGAGTATTTGATTTTCTTAAGCAATTCTGAAAGCATCTTCATGTCTTGCTTAGAGAAATAATACGCCTCGCCAAATTTGCCTTTATAGAAATCACCAAATGCTAGTCTCGCTCTATATGTCAAAGTATATTCTTCTTCCGACTTCTTTTTTGTTGGTTTCTTCTTTTCTGTCGGTGATTCACAAGTAAGAACCAAAGACTCGCCCTCGCGCGTGCGTAACCCCATTTCTTTTTCTTTTTCTTTATTTATTTCTTTTATAGGGGGTGTGGGGGGAATTTTCTTTCTTTTTTCTTTTTCTGTTTCTTTGTTCTGTTTCTTAGGTGTCCCCTCGGGTGTCCCCAAGGTGTCTGTAACTAATTGGCTATCAGTATAGTTAGGTGTCCCCTTAGGTGTCCCCTCGTTCTTGGGTGTCCCCTTAGGTGTCCCCTCGGGTGTCCCCAAGGTGCCTGTAACTAATTGGCTATCAGTATAGTTAGGTGTCCCCTTAGGTGTCCCCTCGGGTGTCCCCATGATGGAATTGTAGTCTATGATGCACAAGATTGAGGATGATTTTTCAGATTTAATATCTATCATGTTTCTTTGACTGAGACTTTTGAGGAATAATTCTACTTTATGTTTTCCCCAACCCCAACGTGAAGCTAAATTTCTTATAGAAATAAGCGTCTCGCCCTCTTTTATCGTTTGGGGTTTCCCGTTCAACAAAATAGACTTTTCTTCTTTTTCTGCCATAGATACAAGGTCTATCCATGCGTGGAGTTTATCGAACTTGTCTTCATGGAACAAGTCCGACTCCAAGCAAGAATACTCAATCTTTATGTAACCAAATTGTTTCATGTTTCACCACACTAAAAGTTTACTTACTGAGGTACCGAGTAATGATTGCCTTGAATTCTTCGACGCTACGGCAAACAACATATTTGTTTCCGTATTTCTCACACGCTGCTTGCCATGCTTTTTGATCAGGTGTTTGGTAAGTCGCATTGTGATCGAAAGTCTTTGGACGCTTCATTTCGATGTAGAGCGCACCATATCCATGATTTGGTATCGCCAAGCAGATGTCGGCAACACCCCTCACGATACCCTCACGCTTCGCTCTACCTCCTTGTCTTCCAACTCTGATGCCTTCATTGGCTATATGAAAAAGCATACCTTCCTCGGCGAGTTTCGGGTACTGCAACTTGAACCACCGGAAACAGGATTGCTGTATCTCCGATTCTGTTTGCGTAACCGTTCTTGTTAATGGTGTCTTGATAAACTTTTCGCCTTTTACGATAGCAGAAAGTAACTGCTTGTTATATGACTTGTTAACCATATTCATTAAAATAAAACTTTAATTAATAATATGCGTTGGTCAAGTACTTCCATTGACCTTGCACGTACCCCATGTAGGCATATTCCCCTGGCTTGTTTTCGACAAGATGAAAGTTCTCAACTTCACCAAATCTCTCTACGTTTCCGCAGAGGTCTACGACCCAACCTTGTTTACCTGGATATGGGCGAATAATTCGACCGACCATTTGATAGAACAGAGATAAAGACATTGTAGGACGAGCCAAGACGATTGTGTCAAGTTCGGGATAATCAAATCCGGTTGTCAAGATACCGACGTTTGCCAATACTTTGATTTTTCCACTCTTGAAATCCCCGATGATTTTCTCTCTGTCTTTCTTCTTTGTCTCGCCTGTGAGATAAGCACTATTTGGGATAGCCTTGCATAAGGAAATACTCTCTTCTACAAACTTTGTGAATACCAAAATGCCCTTGCGTGGTATGCCGGTCTTGGGATGAAGCAAACGATTTACTATTTCAGCCAATCTCTCGGTGAGGTTACATCGCTTAAACTCATCACTCAACGATTGCTCGTCATAATCTCGCCCTGTGCTGTTTATTTTCACTCTGCTAGTATCTACTAGCTTTAGCTGCGAAAAGTATGCTAGGCGAGCTAAGAATCCGTTTGAGAGTAACTCTTGTATGCTTACTTGGTAGATGACATCGTTGAACATTCTCGGTCTTGTACGGGTAAGGAACTTTTCGATACACTTATTGGTAAGGATAACTCCCGGCTTTGGCTCATAATCGTTCTTGAAGTAATCGCTTTCCTTGTACGAGCCGTTTGGCAAGAACTTTCCATTTGCCATGATGCCTTGTTGTGTGTAGAGACGGTAAGGAGTGGCCGTGAATCCTAACACCTTACGTTTTACATGTGTCAGAAAGTCTTTGTACATACCACCGGTAGCGTTGATAACATGGCATTCATCTACGATGATCGCCTTGAACTTGTCGAACTCTTCCTTGTGATTGATGATACTACCTATAGTTGCAAACGTTATTCTGTCGATGTCTTTGCTTTTGAGACTTGCAGAGTAGATGGCGCAGTCGGTCACTCCATAACTTAGTAGCTTGGAGAAATTTTGCTCTAGTATCTCTTTTGATGGTTGGAGAACCAATACGTTTCCATCAAGCTGTCGGGCAATGTCTGCAAGAATGATGCTCTTTCCTCCACCGGTTGGAACCACGATGATGGAGTTCTTCTTTTCTTTGGATTGGAAGAACCTTACTGCCGCGTCTGATGCTTCTTTCTGGTATGGTCTTAGTTCATATTTCATATTACTTCATTTTTGTTTCCTCTTCTACATCAATACCATTAGCGATAACTTTTATGATTACCACGGCAACGCAGAAGAGTAGGAGTAACATGATACAAGCTAGTATACCGATTACTCCATAGATAATGATTTCGTTCATATTTTATCTTTTTTATATGGATATGGTGGCATATCTTTGCGATATACGATGATTAACACTATCATAAAGATAGACGCTACAACACTAAGTGCCATCAATGCCAATATCAAATATCCGATTATGATAATAATTTCATTCATATCTATCGTTTCTTGAATAGTAAAGCAGTATTGCAAATAGTGCTAATACAAGCACTACTGCAATACTAATTAGAGTTAAGTAGAAGTACCAAAACCACATTTCTGTTTACTTGGCTTCTTCTTTGTCATCATTCTTCTCTTCGTTTTTGTCGGAAGGTGCATGATGTTCGAAGACATCATGGAGTTTGGTTTCATTCAAACCAACCACATCATAATCAATCATAGTCTGCCCCATCACCTCGTCAATATAACGGAGAGCACGGGCGAGAGACTTGGCCTGAACAAGATAATTCACGTTGCTGCGCTTCTCACGTTCTGTCTTTTCATCAATGGTAATGAACTGGAGTTTAGCCTTATACCACTTATCGTCATCATCTACATCACTGAAGAAGACTTCCTTAAAATTGGCTTGACCAAGGTTGCTTACCTTTAGTTCGCCACTTACGTAAACAGACATCTCATCGATGATGGCATTCTCTGCTTCTGTAAAGCTCAATGCATCAATCAAATACTGCTCTGTTACGACTTTCTCACAACCATCTTCCATGGTCTTTTGGTAACGCACCTTGGTAGCGTACCATATTCCTGATCTTGCTCTCATTTTTAATCTGTATTATAAAGTTCTACAATATAAGTTACTGAATTATTGCCACCTCCTTTTGCTATAGTAGCGCAAATACAGATGGCTTTATCTTTGCCCCCCTAATCTGTCTAGATATGAGGTCTAATTGATGTTTCGCAGTCATTTTTCTAGGATTTCTAAAACGAAAGGCCGCAAGTCAAATCCACCCACACCATGTGAATAAAATGCGGTTAGCGTACCGACTTTACTTCTTGTTGTGGGAGGAATCACTATATCCTTGAAAAGTGTAGGGTAAAATACTAGTCTACGTTTCATTGTTCCAAAAATCTTTGAATGCCTCTTTCTTTTCTTCTTCGGTAGGTTCTATTACGTTGACCTGATAACCGCATGAAGTACATTGGTAGTTATACTCCATAGCGCTTTCGTCACACTCTCTTTCGCGAGATTCCGCTAGAACCATTTCTTTACCGCAATTAGGGCAAAATTGTTTCTTGTTCTTTTTCATATATTACCATTACATGAGGGTATCTCTGATGTTGAGATTGTAGATGTGATAGTCCTGATACCAAACAAGGGCATTTCGAACCGAGATTACTCATTCTTTCTTTATATGCAACACCTACTAACTCCTTATGTATCATCATAAATACCCTTTAACCGTTCAACTTCTTGTTTAAGACCATTCTTTGCTATCTCATCGATTTCTTCTTTTGATAGTTGAGGCTCAAGCCGGTGAATTTCTTCACTCAATTCGTCGAGAGTCGTTTGTGTTTTCCCGATGTAGTCTTTGAGCTTGGCTTTCTCTGTCCTATCAATGAGTTTGCCGACAATATCATCTTTCAGATAGTATTTCTCTCCAACTTCGTCTTGAAGAATATCGTCAATGACGATACCTCTGTCTTTTGGTTGGGGAATATCCGACTTCTTGGTTGGTGGTTCAAAAGGATCATCGTCAAAATCAAACAAGTTAGTCTTGCCGGTGTCTTTTACTCTGATGTTCGTCCAGTAGATACGCTTGCGTTGCTGGGCTGATACCAAAGCTGAATTGATGTGAACACCGCGAACACCGATAGCATGAGACAGACAACGCTCCCATTTGTCTAGCATTTCTACGTTTTCGAGGAAAAAGAGTATGTTTGGGTTATACTTGCGTAATTCCGTTAGGACACGCATATACTCCCAAAATAGATACGACTGTCCTTCAAACTCAAAGCCTTGTGCTTTTAGTTCCAAGTACCGGTCAAGAGTGTAAATCTCCTCTCCATGACTTGTTGCTGCGCCTTTCAGCTTGCCGCTCATAGAAAAGCCCTGGCATGGTGAACCACCGATAAGAATGTTCGGAATACCATATTGTTGTACCATTTCGTCCACATTTAACTCTGTAACACTACCTAGTTGAATAGTATTCGGAAAATTGTGCATGGTGTTTGCGATAGCGTGTTTGTCTATCTCTGATGCAAGATAGGTAGACACTTTGGCGCCAATTCCATTGAGTGCCATCTGGCCGCCGGATATGCCATCAAACAACGAAAGAACTTTCATGTCTTTCTTTATCTCTTCTGGGATAAATTGAAAGATGTGCTTGATAGTTTCTATGTTCCAACCATTACCAATACCATGGTACTGCTGTGTCTCGGAAGAAACAAACTCATAGTCGTGTGGAATTGTCTGCAACTCCGCACATTCAGATGGTGTCAGTCTACGTATGAAAGCAACAAAGGTGTGGCCGTTTATTTTAAACTCATAGCCTTGCTTGTTCTCCGGCATACGTTTCCTAATCTCATCTAGTTGTCTCTTTCGGATGTTTCCGATAGCTTGTGATGCAATTTCTTCTTCATTACACATATTCTCAAATATTTGCAAAATGGCGGCTTTGTCACCACGCTTCCCTATACTTACGATGTGCTCGGTTGATAACGACCGACACTTTTCTTTTCCACCTTTAATAATAAGGGGTGCTTGCGTACTAGGATAAATGACCGCTTGCCTCATAAATTCTTAAACTCTAAAACGAACTCGTTGTAGCCCCTATCTTCTGGCAGAGGAAGGATAACACCATACTCTGCAGTCGCGTCCGCTTGGACTTGACGCATAAAGTGTGTCATAGCCCTTGTGCTGATGTCGCTAATTCCATGCTTGTATGGTGGAATGAACTTGTTGACGTAATGGTCATGCCAGTCTATCCTAGATTGCCCCGACCAATATTCAAGTTGGGTCATCCACATCCAAAACAGCTTTCTTTGTGAAGACGTGGTGATGTAGCCAACCTCAGTTACATATATATTATATGTTCCTATCGGTAAGTCAGCGACAACCTCCTTGAGGGACTTGTCTGTCTTCATCCCCCAAGAAGATTTTCTGAGCTCAATTTTCTCCACCATATATATTAATATGTATTAAAAAGGAAGGTCATCGTCCTGTGCTGCAGTTGTCGCTGCGTCAGGCTGAATTGTAGTAGCCTGATTGCGGGAAGGAATCTCCACCGGCTTTAAGTCGCCAAGATAGGTCTTGTTCATGGCCTCTACTTCTTCCGGACTATGGCTGTTGACATACTCCTTGCTGACCGCACGTTTCAGATAATGACTATTTCCGTATTGGTCTACGTTCATTTTTTCATAGACTTCAACACCCAACCCGAAGATGCGAGATTCGTACTGCTGTCCGTCTGTACGAGTCTTTGTTGACACCTTAACGAAAATATCATTATCCTCAATAGGGATAACAACGCATTTCTTTTTCTCACCGCTCTTGCCGGTGATTCCCATGATGCCTACATTTTTCAACTTGGCGAGGTTCACGGAACCAATTAATTTAACGTTACTCATAATCTTTATCTGTTTTCTCCAAAAATTTTTGTTGTATTTCTGTTTATATTCTCAATGTTGTTATTGATGAAGTCTATGAAACTCTCGCAGTTCTCAGTAAGAATTTCTACGCTCTGCTTCATGTCAAACGTGTAGACCTCTCTGTTCTGCACTCCGCTTATAAGAAGATTGCGAGAGCTTCCTCCTGTCAGCCTGTAAGCCGTAAATTCTACGTCTTGCACCTCGGTCATCATGCCGGACGTAATCATGCAGTAAGGGTACGCAAACCGCTGATTATAATGCGCATAGTCACCAAAGGTGTAGTTCTTGCAAGTCTTCAGGTCCATGATTGACTTCATTCTGAAATAATCCAAATAGCCATGCAATTCTACCACACCTTTCGATGTTTCCAGGTTTGCTGCCGTATAGAACTGACAGATGCAGCCATCGAAGTACTTGGCTATTGACTTGCAGAAATCGACATCAAAGAAAAATTCGAAATCTTCAAGGCTTGCATAGATGAATGCTTTTCCGATTTTCGCCAGCAACTCTTGTGATTGTTGAATGATTTTCTTTTGTTCCTTTTCTGTTTTTGGCTTGGCTTTCGCCAACGCAATCTCTAAGAAGTCTTCCATGCTGCGAATGGTCTTGATGAATACACCACCACTTGGAGCTGACTTCTTCTTGATGATGCAGTCTACAATCTCATTCAGACATGTACCCTTTGCCTGAGCTTCCGTAGTTGGAGTCTTGACGTTATTGATGCGGTCTATCAATTCTTGATATTTAGTTTCGTGAAACTCCTCAGTCGTGAACTGAGGGGTTTCACTATGGCCGTAATATTTCTCCCATATTGTGTCGCTATTGCAAAGCGAGTAGTATAGGTCTAGAAGAGTGGGAGAGAAGAAATAACTAGGCTGCTTCATACTTCTTGGTCGTTTTGTTGAACTTCAAGCCTAACTCCTTGCATCTGTCTGTGATAAGTGACTTTGCATGAGCGTTGGAATCCCAAATCTGCTTCTTGTCCTTCATTGACAAAACGTAGGAGTTTGCCTGTTCTGCATCGCTGATGCAAGCGACCTCACCTTCAATCTCAGAAATCAGCTCATCATATTCTTTGCGAGTGCTTGACTCTTGCTTCAAGTATTTGTCGTAATTCTCAAAGATATTCGACATGAAATCATTATGGCCGATGATCTTGCCCTGGGCATCAATGATTACCGGAATCTCTTGCATAGGAGGTAAGTTACATGTATTCTTTGCATAGAATTTTTCTTGTGGTGTCCAAGAAATAGTTCTCTTGTTGCCAATAGCTTGCATATAACCGACCAAATCCAACTCTTTAATGAGGTCACCTGCAGAAGAACCGCCAATCTCAGGACGAACGATACGAATGTCTCCATCCTTCTCTTCACGCTCATGGGCTACGAAAATCACGTGTTTACCCATCATCGAAACCCGCTTCAAGAAGTTGATGAACATAATCTTTCTTGCTCCGAATCCTTGCAAGGTTAAAGAGCCATCACGCTTGCCAAGACGATTGTCTTGCTGAATGATGTATGTGCTCATGTAGTCAAGCATTTTTCCGGCTGTATCAATGACGATTGTCTTGAAATCATTTTGTTCTTTCTCTAGTTCTTGCAATGCTTGTAATACCTCAGTCCAATTCTGTACTTGAAGGGTAGGGCATTGGAAGGCTCCATTTACTCGTTGAATGCCACCATCGAAGTCAAAGAGTACCGGATCAGGAGTACTCAACGCCAATGTTGACTTTCCAAGTCCTGGCTGTCCATACACTAATGCTTTGATTGTGGAGTTGTAAGCCAACTCCGAAGGCTTTTTAAACATGCTCATAATCTTGTAATTTAATTGTCGTTTTGAAAATTATTATTTGCAATCTTTTTTAAGCGAATAAAAACGCTCTGAAATCTCGTAAGAGATAGCTTTTTGGCGCCTCATGCTTGTTGCTTTTGTCGCTTTAAGCTAATTTAACCTTTTGAGGTTTAGGCTTCACGTTCTCAAAAATATCGCTGGCATTGAACTGCCATTTTGTATTTGGTGCTCCTGCCGGCTTGTCGTATCTGACTTTTTCTTCCATCATCAGCCGTTCAAGTCTCTTTTTGCCTCCAACGACCTTCTGGGCGATTTTCCATGAAAAGGTTATCCCATCCATCTGTGTCAGAATCTGAAGATATTTCTGAGCCATGATAGCTAGTTTTAAATCTTCCATTCTTTTCTTATTTTAAGATAGCTTTCAGTCCAAACTTGCGTATGCTCGTTATGTCGAATGCGGAGCCTACAAATCTTGCAACCATATAAAGAACCAGCTCTTGCTGTGAGAATATTCCTAACTTCTTGTATATGTGCTTCTTGTGAGTTCTGATAGTCCATATCGGCTTGCCCAGTCTGTCGGCTACCTCTTTGTCTATTAATCCATGGCAGTAAAGTTCTGCAACTTTAAGTTCTACCATGCTCAACTCGATAGCTTTAGCTGACCCGAAGAATAGTGATGCTACAATCCTTCTTGTTTACTATCTTCTTGACATCCCATTTTTCGCGCATCAATTCTCTTTTCAGTCGGCTGATAACCGTTGTAATGGAGCTGTAGCGTTCCATCGGGAATGTCTTGCGGTCTCCGATCCTCAGTTCCCGGAGTTCCGCTGTAATTGGTTTCTTGATAAGCTCTTCCATTTTTCTATATTTTTTTGTTAAACCTTGCCCCCATGAAGGGGGCTTACTTGTAATATTCTTACCTAAATTGTCATTTTGTTACTTTTAGGTACATAAAAAATTTGCATAAGAACGAATAATTTTGTATTTTTGTTGTTGTTATTGTTATTTGACACTGCAAAGATAAGAAAAAGTTATCAAATGTGCAAGTTTTTGGGCAAAAAATTTTGTATTTTTGATAAAAAAGTTGTAAAACCTGACATCGGGAGGTGATTAGGACATGTTTCACATTATTATATATAGAATTATGAACGATGAAAATAAAATGTATAACGTGCGTGAGATAATCGCTAACGTGTTGGAAGCGGTTGGCATGAATGGACCTGGCTTTGCAAAAGCAATCGGTCTACCATATACCGTGGTTTATAATTTGCAAAGTGGTAGAACCAAGAAATTTAGACCAGCCATCGCTGACCCTATGGTTAAAGCTTTTCCTAGGCTAAACTTGGAATATCTGTATACGGGTGAGGGTGATGTCCTGAAAGACGAAATTCCTTCTGAAACGGAACGGGTAACCAAGTTTGCCGGCTCCTTAGATAGCATCGTGGAACTTCAACAAAAGATATTCGACAAGCTGGATGAACTCGGGAAGAAGGAGAACGAGTTGAATGAGAAGGAGAGAAAGCTTAACTTGAAAGAGCTTGAACTTATAAAGCGCGAAAATGAATGCCAATTGAAGGAAAGCAAACTTGGCATTCAAAAAAGCTCTTTTTGATTAAAATATCTACTTCTAGTACATCAAAACAAGACTATTTTGTTGTCGGACGATTTTTGTAATTGTTCGTAATGAATTGTTAATTAATGAGATACGAAAATTAAACTATGATTCAAGAATACCAGATAAGAATTCTGCCCGAACAGGCAGCCAGCGAGGAAGGCATCAAGCGTTATCTCGCCAAAGAAAAGGGATTGGATGTAAGA